GCACTTTTTGACATACTTTTTTCTAAAAAGCACTTTTTGACATACTTTTTTCTAAAAAGCACTTTTTGACATACTTTTTTCTAAAAAGTATATAGGATGCCCGTCTCAGACGAGGACTTATTTGAGGGTGTACAGATTCCGAAACAACCTGTACACGCTGCAAAAGTGGCAGGCGTTAAACAGGTGATCCTAGAGCCCAAACTCACAGAGGATCAGATCAAGGCCAGGGAGGGTACATATTTCAGCGAGAAAGATGCTGACACAATTTTTGATACGGATGTGGATGTCTATGCGAAGGATTCCGAGGCGCCTGGGGGCAAACGACTCTTAGCCAGACTCCGGAAAAATGTGATACCGCACGATGTGGTGAAACTCGCCTGGAAGAATTTTTACAACGCCGCGTCTGCATCTCGTAATCGCGGAGCTGCTGCGGGCCCGATTGACTTGAAAAGTGCCTATTGGAAAAAGCGGAAGCCTACGGAAATCAATGGGCACTCGGCTCGGTACATGGAGAATGGTAAAGTCAGTAAGATGCGCGTAAATAATAATGTGTTTTCATCTGTCTTAGGTTATTTTGAACAAACACCTTTTATGAAGCTCCCGTGCCGACTCACATCGTATACCCAGAAGTACTTTGAACAATACAAGGCGGGCATACCCTATATACAAGAAATAGATCAACTCTTCAAGAAACTTGTCCCGGACAGATATCAAGTTCAGTACAAGCAAGCTAAGGAGAATCAGAACTTTCAGATTGCAGATACAGCATTTTCATCGGTGACGATGAACCGCAATTTCCGCACAGGTCTTCATATGGATGATGGAGATATGCGGAAGGGATTTGGAAATCTATCGGTGATTGAGCGGGGCAGATACCATGGTGGTTACACTTTATTTCCGAGATACAAGGTTGGGTTTGATCTGAGGACGGGTGATTTTTTGGCAATGGATGTTCATGAGTGGCACTGTAATACGGAAATGCGAGAGACTGCCGAAGATAAGGCATTTAATAGGACACTTCCTAGTGTCTATCTGAATAATACAGAAACGGGCACACAGGGAATAGATAAGCCCTATAGTCGTCTTTCATTTGTTTGCTATTTGCGAGAAAAGTTAGTAAAATGCAAGGCGAGTGAGTCACTTCCATATTATAAGCGAATTGGCTATAATCCCAAAACACAGACTCTGCGAAAACATGGTACAAAGGCTCAGCCCGAAGGAGAAAAATTAGGAGTAAGAAAAACAAGAAAGAAGAAGACAACTCTATGGTAGAGAATGACAGATCCTGGGCGTGCAAAGATAGCAGCAAATGCTTTAAAGGAAATTGAAACGATTGGAAAAAAGCTGGGTAAACCTGCAACTGTGATAAATCCTAAAGCTGCCACGGTACCTAGTGGTCCGACAAAGGCCAATGCCGCAGGTATTTCTGAACCAGTTGCTGGAAGTGGGCTTTTGCAAATAGTCATGTATACAATTGCTGGTATATTACTCTTAGGGATTATATTGATGGTAGTAGACCGATGGTTTTATCCGATATTTAAGGTGGATCCCGGTGCTCCTGGATTTGTAATTATACCCGGCACAGATACATCTGATCAATTTTGGACTAAACGGCAAGAGGTACGTAATATTCGTATAGGTACAAGTAATGTTGGTAGTGAAGTTATTCCACAGCCTCTAAGTTCAATTGTTTTAGAGGGTAAGACTTCCTATAGTATTACGATGGACATATTTTTTGATGAAAACCAATTTACAAATATACCACCTGCATCTAATTTTAATCGCACATTTTTTATGATAGCACCTGCTCCTACAGGTGATAAACAGTTAGTAACAGATCCAGGCGTAGTGTTAAAGGTTGAACTAAATCGCGATTTAAATAAGGTACAAATTGTATCCATGGGCAACGGCGGTTTAATTCAAACTGCTGTAATTGATAATGTGCCTATTCATAAACCGTTTCGTATTGGTATAGTCAAAACCCTATATTCTATGGCAGCATATTTGAATGGTGAGTTGGTTCAGACTATTAAAATCAAATCAATTAGCGACCCAGTTGCTGGACAGAGTAGTACACTCAACCCTGGAACAAATGGGGCTAGTTATGTAATTGCTCCTCAAAATATTGTTGGCGATACAGCTGTACCTCCATCTGCAGCAAGTAGCACGGCACTAAATCTTTCAAAGGGTATACAAGTTTTGAATTTGAGATTATTTGAAGATAGTATATCACCGAGTGAAATGAAGGCCCGAATGAGCGATTTAACGGATATAAGTGAGTTTAAACCTCCTGTTGCATAATACATAATAATAAATCATTAATTAGTAAGAGATAGATGCGCATATATTGGTTATTAGCAGCAATTGTACTCTTAACGTATAGCGTATATTACGGTACACGTTATTTAACTTTGCCTGCACCGCCCAAAATATTAGGTACAGAAGTGATGCCTTTGTCAAAATCAACACAGATTGCTAGCAGTGATGATTTGAGTAAATTATGGGCAAATGTGTCCGGCGCCACACTTTGTTTTTACATAAATCCGCAAATTAAAGACCGTACGGCAAATTTAAACGTCAGTGACAGCTATGCTACGGCAGTAGATATAGGAGGAAATCAATCCTTAAAAGTTTTATTAACTCCCGACGCGGGCCGCGATAATATGTCGGCGCCTATAATTCTTGAAATATACACATATAACCAAGAACTGCCTGAAATAGTTGATGTGCCTGGAATATATTTACAGCGCTGGTCATGTGTTATGATTGTAAAACAGGGGCGTAAATTCAATATATATGTAAATGGGAAGTTAGTTGCCTCTCATACATGTCTGTCTATGCCATATTATGATACGGCCCAATCAATTCGTGTTGGAGATCCCGGGGCAAATGGTGTAAAAACACGTCTCGGGGGCAATATTGCTTTAGTAAACCTATTTCCTTACGCAATGAGATTGGATGATGTACGGGCATATGTATCCAATACGATGGGCACAGATGGAAAGCCATATTTGTCGTCTGATTTGCCACAAATACCCGATTTTTCGTGGAATACATTTATAAATTTATTTGCATGTCCGGGTGGAAATTGTGACAATATGAAAAAAGCAAGTCCGATGGATGTATGGAATTCTGAATACGCATAATCTATTCTAACAGAATAGAGTACAATGGAATCAGTCGGTGGAATGGGTGGTACCGCGTCTAATGTGGCAATGTTTGTGGTTGTAGGCATAGCAATTTATTACTTTTACAAATGGTTGAGTGGTGATGGTGAAATGAACGAGGAAATTATATTTAATCCGGCATACGGTGGTATGCCTGCTAAATCAGCTGAAATGCCGAAGCCAATTGTTCCCACAAGCGTCTCATTATATCAGGGCGGCGAATTCTCGCTGACTACATGGATATACATTGCCGACTGGACTGTAAATAAGGGTAAAAATAAGCCCTTTTTGATTGTCAGTGGGGGCCCCAGTTTTGCTACAATGGTAATGTACCTTGGGCAAAATGCAAGTAAATTGGGCATACGTGTAAGTACGGCCGGTGATGGCACCGGTAGTGTTTCAGGCTCTGAATTCAAATTAGATACACGTAGGCTAAATAGCATTCGCCCCGTTAACGGGGGGGCTGCTGGTGGTGAATATATGGATACCAACTTAGAGAAATGCGATATTGAAAGCGTTGATCTACAGCGCTGGGTATGTATTACGACAGTCTTGAATGGCAGGACGCTAGATGTATATATTGATGGCAAGATGTCACGCAGCTGTGTATTAAATGGGATGTTTATGGTTGACAGCGCGTCAGGTGGTTCTTTATCTGTCACTCTTGGTGGCCTATTTGGATTTGGCGGTTTAATAGGTCAGACACGTGTTGCCGATTTTGCCTATTCCCCGGATCGGGTCTATCAGAATTACCAGAGCGGTCCAAATGATACGAGTATCTTGACAAAGATAAAGAATTACTTTGACCCTAAACAGTTCTCATTCTCTTTGAAGGTTAACGGCCAAGATATGGCTTCCGCCTCAACGTAATGAGACTGGAGGCTGAAATACTTCTTACTAAAAAATAATAAATTGCTAAAGTTCAATAGCAATTTATCATTTTTCATATGTTTGATAGATAGATGGACCCCAGTAGTAATGATATTGTAACGCAGTTATTAACAGGTGTTGCCGCTGTTATCTTATTATACATTGCCATGGCTATGGCTGAGTATTTGTACAAGTCTTTTATACAAATGTGGAGAGATCGCGTTGAACTTTTCCCCGACACATATGTTTCGGGTGCAAAAATGTTTACGGCAGTTCAAAATCCTAATAACCCTAAGTCAAAATTGGCTTCATTATCGGATAACCAACGTTCCGGCGTAGAATTCAGTTACTCTATGTTTATTAATTTGGATAGTGCTACATTTTCTAGTGGTGAGGCAAAGTTACACCACATCATGCATAAAGGATATAGTCAATTCTACCCGTTTATGGGTCCAGGTGTATTTTGCTGGGGTAACAAGAACTCTCTTCGTATATACATGAATTCCTACAAAACATGGAATGAATATACGGAAATAGATAATATCCCCGTGGATAACTGGTTTCACCTTACAATAAGCTGCAAGGGTACCACGATCTATATATATATCAATGGCAATCTAAAACAAAAAATGAAGATGTCAGATGGCACTCCACCCTATCAAAATTATGGTGACGTCTATTTGTTTAGTGGTAGGAAAAAGACTATCGCAAAATCATCAGTATTATCTTTACACAACGAAGATAGTCTGACATTTGATGGTGCTGCCAAGGGTATGGCGAGCCGTGTATTCTATTTCAGCTATGCCCTTACATACAGTGAGATCCAGGCTTTAATGAATATGGGACCGTCCTCCAAGGTGCATGGTGCGAATGCATCTGTCATGACGCCATATCTGTCTGATACATGGTGGACTACGAATGGCACGCAATTAAGTAGTTCATAAATTATTAAATCTAATTAACAGCATCTAAACTGACATCTCATCTTGTTTCACAGGTACAAGAAGAGTTGTCATGGCTGGTGGCGGTTTATACATTTTAGTAGCATACGGCTCGCAAAATGTGATTTTGAGTGGAAATCCGGATTTTACCTATTTCTACACTGTCATGAAAAAATACAGCCATTTTGCTTTTGAATCGGTGACAATCGCAATGGATGGCCCACAGGAATTATTCTTTGACCAACCGGTACAAGTTACGGCAAAGATTAAACGTGTTGGTGATTTACTCATGGACCTGTATTTTACCTTTACACTGCCCGATATTTATAGTAAATATACTGCCACTCGCGGTGGGCAATTTGAGTTTCAGTGGGTCAGATATATTGGTGCTCAGATTATCCAGGATGCATCTTTTTTCGTGGGTGGCACACTTGTTCAACAGTTTGACAGTGATTATATTATTGCGAGTGCTTTGACAGACCAAGACGAGACACAGTATAATAAATGGCAAGAATTGGTTGGCGATGTTCCAGAAATATATGATCCAGCAAATGGCCAATATTCCGGCATCGTTGGTTCGCAGGCAAAAAGAACAGCAGGATTATACCCGAATGTATATCAGGACCCAACAGTAACGACACAAACTAACTTCCCTTCAATTCCTGGTCGTGATATAACGGTACCATTATCTTTTTGGTTTACGCAAAGTGCCCATTTAGCTCTACCACTCATAGCATTACAGTACCATGAGTGCTCTGTTCAACTTACTTTACGACCTATTCAAGACCTATATACGATTTTAGACCCGGCGGGGTTTCGTATTAGACCCGGCTTTCGTGTAGATACATCCAATACTGTCGCGCAAAGGCAATCAGGTAATGTTCTCTATACGCCATTTGTTGAAACTACCGGAACATATATACGGGACTATTTGACAGATGCAGGCTATACTGCACCTAGTTTAAATACATGGCCGCTGAATCCGAGGCTACAGGCTACCCAGGTATTTTTGACTGACGACGAGCGGCAAACATTTGCTACTAGACCTCTTAATTACATTGTAAGACAAGTGACACCGTACAAATTTCTCAGTATAAATTCACGCCAATTATTTGAACTATTCACACACAATCCGGTTCCGCGCCTTATTGTAGTGCCGAGGAGAAACGACTCAGTAAATTATAGAAATTCTTGGATAAACTACACCAATTGGTGGCAGTATCCTTCAGCACCGTTTATTCCTACAAAATCTGCAATACCCACAGGTGGCTCATCTGGATTGATAGGGACAGGTATACAGCGTGATATCGTGAGACAGATGCGTGTTCTATGTGATGGAAATGAGGTACAAGAAATAAAGCCTCTACAGTATTTTAATGAGCTATCTTCGTGGAAATACGCCACGGGAGTATTTCCACCAGGGCTTGCTATCTACTCGTTTGCCTTGGACACATCTAAGTGGATAAAACCAAGTGGTAGTTTGAACACCAGTAGGGTTCGGAAGTTTCAGGTAGATATTGATATGTGGCCTTTGATGACTGACACCAAGTACCTTTATAATTATACCGTCTATGTGGAGAGTCTAAACTTCTTTGTGGTGGAAGGTGGTATGGGTGGGATGAAATACGCAACCTAATATACTTTTTAGAAAAGTGTGCCATGAGAAATATAGTGCTCTTGTCGCTCAAGCGTTTGAATTAATCGCGCTTCTTTCTCGTTATATTCTTAGACTTAGTAGGATCTATAAGTCTTATTTCTGGCATCTTAGATTTCCTAGTTGGATTTAGTTTAATCCAACCCGGATATTTTTTCATCATCTGTTTAATGGTCTTATGCTCACGTTTCAGACGATTACCAAATTGCAAGCCACCAGGAGTTTTATATACTGCTGTCTTGGGAGCGACAAAATTAAGACGAACAACTGCACCATCTGCTTTGAAAAACTGTATAGTCCGTTGGTAGTCTTCTTTTTCGCCTTGGCCAATATCTATACGAACTTCCTTGCCTGGATTAAAACAGCCCCAGAATGGGCCGACGCAGAATTTGAGATCTGTAGATACCGTTGGTTTCATAAAAAACCCATTTGCACTTGGATAGACGCCCCAGAATCTGGCACTATTTTTCTTGCATTCTGAGAACCCCCGTTCAATTATACCTTTGAGACTCCGGAGTGGTCGTTCGTGGCGTTTCACAGATCCATCATATTCTATAAACCCAGATATGTCATCATCACATGATACTATAGGCTTCCCTTTAGGAAAGTGGTCAAATATCCAATTCCTTACTTGAGGAAGCCCAGGCACCCCTACCAATATTTTGCCGTATGTTTTAGGATCTAATACCGCCTCATATTCGGCCTGCTGTTCTTTATCGGCAACCACTACAAAAATACGATCCTTGGGAATCTTGTATTTATGCAGTACGGCAAGAGTCTTATCACGACATCCTTCGGGTCTTTTATAGGATGGAATGACAACGGAGTATTCCATTCACCTAATGAAATGCGATAGAATAAATCAAACGAAAACTTGCAATTAAAATAGATGGGGAACCTTTTGACACGCACTTATAATAAGGTCCAATATGAGATTTCAAAGAAAGTATCTGATCCTGAAGCAGATAATTATGCAAAGCAGCAGGAAGCACAGGCTAAACAGGATAAAATTGTTGCAGAAAGAAAAACTGAGTTAGATAAACAAAAAGAACAAAAGAAGCAAGAAGATGCAGAAAAGAAGAAGGAAGCTGATGAACTCGCAAAAAGAAGTAGATTCAGCCCAATATCTGAGCAGATACATACAATAACAAAAACTATAAATGTTTATGCTACAATATTTGTAATTTTAGGGCTTGGATTATATGGTGGAAAAATATCCGCTAATCAGGCAATTGGATATAATATACCATTTCGTATTTTAAGCTTCTTTTATGGACTTCTTTTCTTTTTTATTGTGATTCCAGTTGCATTTATAAAAAAGTATCTATATGGAACAAAAATATTAAATTATACATTCATACCATTAAAGGTGCATGTAACTACTGGGTGGGCTGAGAGAGTTTTGGTTGGTCCATATTGTTATCAAGAAGATGCTGACTATTTTTCAGAAAAGGCTAGGGTAGCAGATCTTTATAAAAATGGATATGACAATAGTCTGAAAGCTGCCGCTGCTGTAGTTGCTGGGGTAGCTGCTGCAGGCGCTGCAGCCGCTGCAATCGCTTCTGCTAGTTCAGTCAAAACAACTCCGCCATCATCACCCAAGCCTGGAGATACGCCCCCCGCTAAGCCTCCAACTACGCCATCAGTTACACCTCCTGCTAAGCCTGCAGGTACGCCCCCACCAGCTGCAAAATCCGTATCTCCTAAACCCCCAGCTACGCCTCCCGCTAAACCCCCAGCTACGCCTCCCGCTAAACCCCCAGCTACGCCTCCCGCTAAACCCCCAGCTACGCCTCCACCACCTGCAAAACCCGTATCTCCTAAACCTCCAGCTGCACCTCCCGCTAAGCCTGCAGGACCACCTCCCGCTAAGCCTGCAGGACCACCTCCCGCTAAGCCTGCAGGACCACCTCCCGCTAAGCCTGCAGGACCACCTCCCGCTAAGGCTGCGGGTGCCCCCCCTCCACCACCTGCAAAACCAGCGACCCCTAAACCAAGTGGCACGGTATAAACTTAAACACCATCCTTGTATACAATCAGAATGCTCCCCCTTGTAAGTATTGTAACGCCGACGTATAATCGCCGACGTTTCATTCCTTATCTAATCAAAATGGTTCAGCAGCAGACCTATCCCAGAGACCGCATGGAATGGATAGTATATGATGACGGGCAAGAGCCAGTGGGTGACCTCTTAGAAGCAGAAAAGGAAAATCTTCCAATACTGCGCTACATTTTCAGCGAGGATAAAATGACCATCGGTGAAAAACGGAACCGATTGAACCAGGAAGCCAAGGGGGATATATTGGTTGCAATGGATGATGATGATTATTATTTTCCCGAACGCGTTTCTGCAGCGGTATCCGCACTACAAAAACGGCCCGCAGTAGATCTGGCCGGATCAAGTCATATTTACATGTATTTTACGGATACTAAAGAAATCTACAGTATTGGTCCTTATTTCCCCCTGCATGCAACAAATGGTACTATGGCCTGGAGGCAGCGCTATGCGTCCACGCATACATATGATGAAACGGTTGCGTTTGCTGAAGAGCGATCTTTCTTAGAGGACTACAAGAATCCGCTTATACAATTGGATCCTATGAAGGTAATGTTAGTGATCAGCCACACAGATAATACGTTTGATAAGACACAATTACGTATAGATAAAAACCCTTTGATTAAACGGACCAATATGAAACTAGATAATTTTATAAGGGATAATGAAATTAAAGAGTTCTTTAGTAGCCTATAATATAAAACCGGTCTAAACATTTGAATGGTCTGCCTTAATAGAATACATCCGTTAAATGTCTCGGGACGATTCGGTGAATAAAATGCTGGACATATATGAACAGCCCCTGCTAAATGGGCTAACAGAAGAATCGGATCTGGCTCCACAGCCCCCACATATTAAGGTAAATTTAAAACCCCACCAGCTTGCTATGGTACATGCGATGGAAAAAAAAGAGGGTGATGCAGTTGACGGATTTACCATAAACGGGGAAACACATTATAGTCAATTCGCCATTTTGGGTGACAAGGTGGGGTCAGGAAAGACTCTGATGGTACTCGGCCATCTATCTAATATAAAGGCTACAGTGCCAAGAAATACATTTTCTAGAATACACGAATTTTCAAAGACTAAATTCTGGAGCAAAAAGCCCATACATGCAACTGAATGTTCTGGAAATACACTTATAATTGTACCGCATACGCTATTTCATCAATGGAAGCATGCTATTCAGCAACAGACAACATTGAGTTTTTTGGAGGTCAAAACAATAAAGGCATTTGAAAAGCCGGATTTTCTACAAAATATAGGGCAACGTGATGTGACTCTAATGTCTAATACTATTATAAAAACCTATATGTCTGAAGAAACCCGACAAAAAATACAGTGGTCACGCATTATATTTGATGAAGTCGATAGTATTCAATTCACTTCTACTGTGCCCATGCCAAGTGCAAATTTCTACTGGCTAATAACGGCAACATGGACTAATTTCTTATTTCAAGGACTATACATGTATATTACAGAAAGTTATTTGAACAGGCGTGTAGCGGCTGGAATGAATCCAGAACTAGTATCTATGCTTCAAAATGATCAAGTTACAAATGGTCACAATTACTATTCGCGATATGAAATACAAAGTGGCAATTTCTTTTCTCAGTTTCTAACAAAACATCCAAATCGCGGCCACCTAGTTTTGCGTACCAGCAATGCCTTTATGGAACAGAGTTGGAAATCACCACCTATTATAGAAACCCGAATTAATTGTCAGGCCCCTATACAACATAGACTTATATCACAATTTGTGAATGCGGAAATCCAAGAATTACTACATGCGGGGAATATTCAGGGCGCGCTTGAAAAGCTGGGTGTGACAAATACAAATCAGGCGTCATTAATCACAGCATTAAATGACACAAGGGAAAAGGAATTGGACCGCTTAGAGAAGACGCTTGCTTTTAAGGAGACTATGGACTATGCTACCCCTCAAGCAAAGGAGCAGGCTCTAATATCTTTAAAATCTAAGATCTCTTCACTCAAAGAACAAATTAACTCATTAAAACAACGCATCCTACATTTTAAAGATGAAATATGTGCCATTTGTTTTGAAGAGCCTAATGTGCCTACACTAGTTACGTGTTGTTCCAGGCTATTCTGTGGAGAATGTATTATAAATTGTTTAAAGAGAGAATTAAAGTGTCCTCTTTGTAGGGCGGCCATTGGAATTGTAAATCTCAAGCAAATAAACATTGGAGAAACCGAAGTAAATGAAAATACAATCATAAGCCCTCTAAAACCGAGTAAAAAGGATGCGCTTTTAAAACTAATAAATGAAGTAAAAACGGGTAAATTTCTAATATTTAATAGGTACGATAATCCATTTTTAGAAATAGAGGGTCAGCTTTTAGAAAAGGGTATACGCGTTGCAAATGTAAGAGGTAATAAGGATCATATTTCCAGTATTCTGAAGCAATTTGAAAAGGGAGATATTCAGGTACTGTTAATGAATAGTACCGAGGCTGGGGCAGGAATTGATCTGAAATCATCTACGCATATTGTGTTAATGCATAACATGCGCAAAGAAGAAGAACGGCAGATAGTTGGTAGAGCGATACGTCTTGGGAGGACAGAACCACTTCATTTGGTACGATTATTGCATGAGGCAGAAGTGGTATAGCTGGATAGGCTTTTAGGAATATTTATTGTTTCTAATTTCTTTAGTTGATTGGGTGTCATATTTGTTCGTATTACTGTATTTAATGCGCGTGGAATATCTTCTATAGAGATATTCTGTTCATCAGAAAACTTGACCATTTGTTTCCAAGTATTGTACATTGATGATTGGCGAGTGAGAACCTGTGTAAATTGGAGGGATGAGATTGGTGGCGTCTCACCCTTTGGAAACTCTGATAAAAGGGCGTTTGTAATTTTTAATTTTAATTGAAAACTTGGTCTTAATAAATTCCAATTCTGATAAAAAAACGCCCAATAATCCGCCTTGTCGCTAAGATTAAATAGGCTCATAAACTGTAAATACACGTTCCATGCATCTTTTATGTTGGATAGGCGTTTATGAATATTTTCGTGAACACATAGACCAGATAGATTGCCTAGATTATTTTCCACTTCTGGAATGATTAGTGGATCCCATTGTTCATACAAGCAAGAGTGGCTGAATTTTAAGATATCTGTACTTGGTTCTTCTGTATCGGTTGCATCTACGTTCAATGGTTCATCAAAAATTGCAGTTTTTTCAGTATGTAATTGTAAAGTATTCGCTGGCGAGCGTCCCTCTATAGAACGTAGAATCACACGTAAATCTTCCGTGGCTAAGATATCTGGTCGCAAACCATTTCCCAGCCAACTTTGTACAGTTTGGCTTGGAAATTCCATCGGAATATATGTGCTGAGTTTAACAATATGTTGATATGATCTACCTTTAATTTCATTACAAATCAATATAAGAGGATGATTTTTCTGAGACGGTTTCCATGAGCGCATATAATCAAGTAATTCATTTAGACCACCTTTTTCTCCAAGGCTGAGGCCATCAATCTCATCAAGAAGAACAGCAAGTTTATTCTTATCTGATGTTGGATGCATGGCTTCTAAAACTGATCGTTGTGTAAGGAGCGGGATAATTTGTTTTTTGAATGCTTGCCCACTTCGTGTATGACTGGCGTTTAATTCAATAATACGATAGTACTCCTGTTTTAAAATTTCTCTCGCGAGAGTCGTTTTTCCTACACCGGGTGGGCCAACTAATAGAAATGCAGGCGTAGTTGGATTTAATAACCATCGTCGGAGTGATGATTCCACACTCGGATGAAGGCTTGTATAATTCATTAATTAAACTGACCATCTTATCTTTAGGCTTAGACCGGGCAGTTAGAGCTAGGACCTGTTCCAGACTCCGTACTGTATTTGGAGGAACCGCATGTATCACCATCGTATATTCCTTCCCATGTCAGACCCTTTTGTTGGCATGCATTGCATACAACTTTAATATCTGTGATATTTGAATATGTGTGTTGAAATACCTTTGAAGCCTCTATCGGACTATTTGGATCTGTGACTTTAGCGAGCCCTCCAGTGGTTGATACTCCTAGTAAGTCTATGCAGCCGCCATTTCTTATTATACTTCCGGGGGGTATGTATGTTAAATAATCCGGACAGGTATTTATATGAGGCGGCCATAGATTTACATCCTTGGTTGTCTTTCCACCAAACCAGCGCTGTGAATAAAAATATAGGACCATGGTAAATCCAATTGCTACAATAACCGCTCGTTCCATGCCCATGGGGTATAGCTTTGTCACAGCACCTATAACAATAGCAAGACTCAATAGAACATAAAATACATAGGGCCAGTTTACCTTACTAAGATCAATTCCAAAGAAAACCGCTTTTGCCATACTACCTATTACTACTATATTTATCTATTGAACTCTAAAATAGAATTCAATAGATAATTGTTAAATTGTACCGCCAAGTACCGAAGTTAAGTACTCTTAATGTCAAGACTCGCTGCTGCGCATGCGAGTCTGACCTATTAAATGCTATATTTCGCCACTTGGCTCAGCGCAGCAAACCCTTAGGGAGTACTTAAATTAAGTACTCCACGGTAATTTAGTGCCGTATTACATTAAGCCAGGGTAGTACGCCACGGGCGCGGGGGCGGAGTTGCCGGTACCGTTAAACCCAGAGCCGAGCTCGATGTAGGCGGTTAGGTAGTCCACGTTAGGGTTGCCGCCCGCCGCCGCGCCGGTCACACCGCCCGTAGACACCGTGGAGGTCATCAGCTGAATCTTGCGGAAAGTGCGGCCGGCCGACACTACCGTCTTGCCCATGTCACGCAGCAGGCCACCGGCCGCAACAGCGGAGATCGTAGATGTGAACTTGCTGGCCGAGGTACCACCCTGACCCCACACGGCTAGCGAGAAGGAGCCTGCCTGAAAAGAGCCGCCCGCACCACCTACAGTGGTGTACTGCAGCACCTGGGTGGCAACGTTACCAAGGGGGATGAAAAAACCACCCGCGCTTTGCTTGGGACCTCTTCCTATAGGACCAACGGAGGACATTTGCTTATACCTCCGGCATAGAAAATAATTTTAAATAATCTGCAATATTTTTGCCGGTAGGGAAAGTTGGGTATTAACAGAATGGACTTTGAACCCGGACTTATTTTGCCAAATACAAACCCTCTGCCGGTGAATGGAATGAATGGCCGTGTGAATCTGTCGGCGCCTGCTGGATCTGGTGGTCACTCAGAGGTGCCTGGGTTTGCCTATAGAACAAATACGGAAGAGAAATTTGATACAGATGCTCTCCGGGGTAACTGGGAAAAGAACGCCCTCTCAAGCGCATTTTTTAGCAAAGAAAACGTAAAAGCGATTCAAAATGCAATCCGTAAGACCGTATATGACAAATCTGGACCAAAAAAATACGTGATTGATGACCAGTCGGCTGATGAGTTGACCATTATTATGCGTACGATGTACCTTCAGTATGCCCAGAACCTGCCGTACGATATTGCCGGCCAAGTAACGGACTTGAATGAAAAAGTCTTAAACTGGTCTGTCCCCCATATTCTCAGTGCCGTGGATCATTACAATTACTATTTGAACGATATCAGCCACATGCCGGTACCTCTTGCACGGTCCGTACATCTCAGTTCTGCCGGTACGAAGTCTCTGCCGTTAAATCCGTTTGTCTAACATATTAGTCCGTAGCCTTCTTTAACTTAATGACCTTCTTTGGTTCCTTTCGCAAGGGTACACCCGTACGTGCAGCCTCGCGAGCATCCCGGAGAGACGCCCACCCCATCTCAAATACATCCAGATCCCGGATCCAAAGGTTCTCGGCCTTGGTCCCCCGTAGAGTTTCCAGGGCGAGCTTCACAGCCTCAACGTGTTTTCTGGCATCCTCTACGGCGCTTGCCTTGACACGATCCATACGCATCCGGAGCAGATATTCATAGGAATCAACGGAGTCCGGCGAGGCCATATTATCCAGTGCCGGTAACCCCTCGGCCTTCAGGGCCTCCACGATGGCCTCATCCGTTTTACGCCGTAGGTCCATGCGGTCCTCCAGCAGTGCCAAAAGGAACCGGGCCTTAGCGTCATACTCTGCCAGCTCCCGCTCAAGGCGCCGTAGCTCCAACTCCTTCCGGGTTTCATAGCCCTTCAGCCGGACCTGGTAATAGTCCTCCATGATGTCTCCGATTGTTGCGTAGCGCTTAATCTTCATCTCCGGGCTGAAGCATACCATGTTAGTCGTATGCCATGTCGTAGTGAGTTGCAGCATCTTGTCGGCCGCTGCCTGGTCCGTACGCATCTCAAAGTAGGTGTCGGAGTCAAAGTATAGGACAAACTTGACTTCCGTGTCATTGTACAGGTCATCAAATGACTCTAGAGTCGGTTTAATTCCCTTCTCCTTATCACCCGTACACAGTGTATCCAAATATGCCTTATAGTCCTTCGTCCAGGTACCAACCGGAAGTTCTGTGACGGTAATCGTATGCTTGGTATCATCCCATGTCGCAAGACCTTTCGTCTGCCAAGTGGAGTCAGCCGTACGATGCATGGTCCCCTTGAACCCATACCACCACGGCTGGAGAACGAGGCCTGCTAGTGTGTCACGACGGAGATGAAGGCGATCGCGCAGCAGCGATAATACGTCACTGGGGTTATGAGGGGGGATATTTGTGGAGAACCCAGTTCCAATTCCCAGAGCACCATTGATGGCCAGGAGTGGTACCACGGGCTGATAGTACTCGGGTTCCACGATCTCGCCATCGTCATCTACGTGCTTTAGGATGGCCGCATCCTCCTTCTTGAATAGTGCATCCACCATAGGTTCCATGTAGGTGTGGATATACCTCGGCTGTGCAGCATCCTGACCACCCATCAGTCGGGAGCCGAACTGGCCGCTCGGAAATAGGAGGTTTACGTTGTTGCTGCCCACGAAATTCTGGGCCATGCCCACAATTGTCATGTTAAGAGATGCCTCACCGTGGTGATAGGCCGCGTTCTCAGAGACATAGCCCGCAAGCTGGGCCACCTTGATCTCAGAGCGGAGGCCACGCTTCAGGCAGCAGTAGAGGATTTTGCGTTGTGATGGCTTGAGACCATCCATAACATGAGGCAGAGAACGCAGATTGTCGGCATTACTGAAGTGGATGAGTTCGTCGTGGATGAAGCGGTTGTAGGGGACTTTCCCACCTTTAACAACTGCGAGTGTGCGCCGAGAATCATAGGTCTTGAGCCACTCCTTACGATCGTCAGCACGCTTCTTAGAGAAGGCCAGACAAATTGCGTCATCGGAAGTGTCGTCCCACTCGTATTTCATGTCAAAGAGGTCCTTAAACCACTCACGAGCCTCCTGCGCCGTGGATGTACCTAGACCCTTGTAGTATTTCACGGTCCAGCCACGCGTGGCGTTCTCACCGCCATGAGACTCACGCCAGGTCTCAAACTCCGACTGACTATAGAACGATTTGATGTCGCCGCGCTTGCTCATCTTTAGCAGCGGCGTTGCGAGACAACAGAGGAAACCCTTGACCAGGAGCGAAGGCCAGAAAGTATGAAAGAAGTTCATGAGAAGACCCTTGATATGGGAGCCATCGTGGTCCTGGTCGGTCATGATCATTACACGACCATACCGGAGCGACGTCGTGGAATTGTACACCTTGCCTTGCTCTAGGCCGAGGATCTTCTTGATGGAGGTAAGTTCCTCGTTCTTGTTAAACTTCTCCTGGCTGATGTCCTTCACATTTAGCATCTTACCACGCAGAGGGAACACACCCCACCGCTCACGCCCGACCACTGCTAGGCCCGCAATAGCAGATGCGGCGGCTGAGTCTCCCTCTGTGAGGATCAGCGTGCACTCAGGGGACCTGGCCGTGCCGGCCCACAGGGCATCCTCTAGTTTAGGAAGGCCGCGGAGCGTCTTGCGCTTAGACCCATCCGTCTTCTTGGCATCCTTTGCAGCCTTGGCGTCCAAGATGGCCTGGGCCTCCTCTAATAAGCCGATTTTGATCAGGTAATCCGCCATCTTATCTGACTTGAACACCGAGCCGAACTTGGTTGCAGGGGTGGTAAGAGTCTCCTTCGTCTGTGAGTCAAACGCGGGATTCACGATGGTCGCGTTGATAAAGAACACCACCGAGTCCTTGAGTTGCGCCGGCTTGATGTCCATCTTCTTCTTCTTGGCCGCATCAGTGAAAGTGCCCAGTACATTCTTCAGCACGGTCTCCACGTGCTTGCCACCCTTCCGTGTATTGATGCCGTTCACAAATGAAATGTGCCGGTCATCAGGTGAGTCATCCTCGGCGAACAGGTTCTTGGCCAGAACAGCACCGACCTCCCAGCGCTCTCCGCAGCGCTCATAGGCGTGGCTCGTCCCATCCCGAATAAAGAGGTTGATAAACTTCTCAAAGGTATTTGTGGGCACCACGGCCCCATTCCATGACACCTTGACCTCCTTGCCGGCCATCGCGGCCAATTCAATGGCTCTCGTCTGGAGAACCGTGATCATTGCATCCAAATCCAGGCCAGGAAAGCGGGCCAAGTCGGGCTCGTAAGTGATCTTAACAAACCCCTTGGTCGCCTTGTCCTTCACGATAGACGGCTTGCCTGCGACGGCCATATGGTCGGTCCAGACCTGGGTGTAGCGCTGCCCCGAGGCAGGGTGCCGCGTACTCAGAGTAAATCGGTTGCTGAAGATATTAGTAAGTTTAGCACCATAGCCGTTCTTGCCGCCCACAATCTTCTCCTCGGTCTTATCGTAATTGCCACTGGTGAGCAAATGACCGAAGATAAGTTCGGGGGCATAGACCTTATGCTCAGGATGGAGCTCAATGGGGATACCGTCACCGTCGTTCTCTACATCTACTACAATTTGACCAGCAGGGCTGCGAGTGACAGTGATCTCAATGTGTTTGATCGGCTGTTTAGTAGGGTCCTGCTTGCTAGCTTGGCTACGAACAAGGGCATCGCGGGCATTTACCAGAATCTCATCAAAGATCTTGTAAAAGCCCGGATTGAATGCCACCTTGTGATGTCCCATCTTACCTGATGCGGCATCGTAGACCCATCTGGTCTCCTCGTGAGTCTCTGTGCTGCCCACGTAGGTGTCAGGCAGTTCAAGGATATGCTCACGGTGTGTGTGTTTCTTATACTGATCGGCCATTACTATATGCTTGGCCAAAGGGTACCCCCTTGGGTCAATTTTTGGACTAACTCGCCATATTATCAGAATTCTCCAATAACTCCTTTAGTTGTATATCCTTTCTATCCTTGAAATCATAGCGCTTAAAATATGCCCAGTCTCTGATATTTTCCGTTTTTGGATTTGATGCATCACCTCTTGACATTTTTACTTTTTTGAAAAATTCCTTTGATTGTATTGCATAATGATTTAATTTGAATATGGATGGTAATTTTATGGACTTACCCTTTATAGAATGGCAGTGAATTCTAAAACCGTTTTTATTTAGATCTTTTACCCATACAATTGATTTTATATTTTTATCTATTCCATTCTTTTTCATGGTGAAAGATTTACGAATACTTTCAGGTTGTTTGGAGTGACCACTTGAGCCAAACATTGTCCAATTTACACGAATCTCAGATGGCCTATTCGCCTTTGAAAATATGTCTTGCAGATTTTCTTTTAGATTCTTCTTATTTTTGCAGAACATGTACTCATCTAGATCTAGCACGATCAGAATGTCTATATTGTGCTCTTTGCACCAAGGCTGACCCAGCTTATTATAATAATATTTCTGTGCGTGTTTTTTGAGACCATTCTTGAGAGTAAGGTGCTGTTCAAGCCCCTTTATTTCTGCTTTCCAATTATCTGTAGAATTATTATTTATAAGGAGTATTTTGTCTACACCCTGCCAGACATAATGCTCTATCCATTCACGTATTCCCATGGACTCATTTTTAAAAATGGCCATTAATCCAACTCTAAGATGTGTCTTATTAGGCAATATGCGCCTTGTTTGATGCTTTCTTGAGGTTTCATGTGTCTTAACTTTTCTAGTGGCCATAGCCATCTATAGTTCCGGGATTATTTATTATATGATATCAGAGGCAAGAAATGCCATTAAACAAAACAATGAAACTTAGAGGGGCAAAGAGGGTAAAGACCAGAAAAACCTATAAATCTGATAAAGATATTGGGTTTATAGTACTACGTCATGTAAATTCCAAGGAAACGAACCTATATTGGCAGGAATCATACGATTGTATACGGAAGTTTTATCCCGAGAGCAAAATTGTGATTATAGATGACAATAGTGATCCCAATTACGTTACCGAGCGCGTTTTATACAAGACAGATATCATTCAATCGGAATTCCCGGGCAGAGGTGAGCTGCTGCCATATTACTATTATGCCAGACACAACTGGTTTCCTACTGCGGTAGTATTACATGATGGGGTATTTATAAATAAACATATTGATTTTAAGGTTAATAAATATAAAATAATATGGGAATTCAATCACTACTGGGATAAACCCAAAAATGAAATACGGCTCATAAAGGCTCTGAAAAATCATGATGACCTCCTAGAGTTGCACGCAGATAAGAGTGCCTGGAAGGGTTGCTTTGGCGCAATGAGCGTAATCACTCATGAATTTGTGAAAATGCTGGATGACAAATATGATCTCGCTAGACTGCTACCACTCATTACAACACGTAAGAATCGACAGACATTTGAACGTGTCTTTGCCTGCCTTTTACAGGCGAATCATAAGAAGGAAGTATTGATGGGTTTTGTGCTAAAGACTACAAAATGGGGCTACCCGTTCTATAAATATATCAAAGAGTACGACAACGAATACATGAAATCACCTCTGATAAAAGTGTGGACGGGGCGCTAAAGTCGGCGTGGCATTTAATATATCTCCGACAATTGTAGTAAGGGATGTTATCTATAATAACAGCCTGCTCTAGACGAGATAATTTACAAGCAATCTATGATTCTATGGACTTTAGAGTAATTCATATGTGGTACATCATATATGATACCTCAAAGGGGCGCTCATATACCCATCAATTCAAAGGGCATCCTAAAATCAAAGAAATAGATTACGATAAAGAGGGGGTCTGTGGTCATCCACAGATAAATCATGCTATAGACCTGATTGAGGATGGGTTTATTTATATTGTAGATGATGACAACATTATACACCCTGATTTTTGGAAGGCCTATAAGGATCTAGATCCAGAGTATATCTATACATGGGATCAGAATAGGGTTCGTGAAAAAAGGGTAGCAAAAGGCGGTAAGATTCAAAAATTTTTAATAGATACTTCTCAGTTTATCGTGCCGAGAAAATATATAGGAGATATACGATGGGATAATCATAAACGTAATGCAGACTTTAAATTTATAAATGCGATAAATGAAATATATCCTAACAAATTCAAATATATAAATAAAGTACTATGTTATCATAACTATCTTCTCAAAAAAATTGCAGTTTGTTTCTGGGGCCTATCGCGATCTCTGAAATTTACCGAGCCTTCCATTGAACAGTGTGTATTCAAGCCGCTCAAAGATGCCAATCTACATTACGACGTATTTTTACACACCTTTAAAATACATGGAGAATATAAGAATCCGCACGCGCATGAACACGATATTAAGTTAGATAACAACGAGTACAAATTACTGAACCCGACTGACTCTATCGTGGAAAATCAAGACTATATTTTTAAGAAAATAAATCCTAAAAAATACACGACAAAGGGAAACCCTTGGGAATTGGAAAACAAATCAATTGATACGGTGCATAATTTTATACTTTCACTTTGGTCTTTAAAACAGGTTACATCCCTATGGTTAAAAAATGAAGAATCATATACACATGTAATGTATTGCCGTCCAGATGTTACATACATAACACCCTTAGATGTGGAATGGTTCACATTTACAGATAAAGTATATATGCCCGATTTTGCAAGACACGGATTTAATAGGACTAAGGTGAACGACCGATTTGCCATAGGTCGCCCAGAACAGATGAAATTTTATGGAAATCGTTTTGATGAGGCTCTAGACTACTCTAAAAAAAGACAAATGCATTCTGAAACATTTTTATCGCATATTATAAAAAAGCATAAGATTCAATTAAAGTTGATTAAATTTGACTTTATACGAACCAGGGCAACAAGTCAGAAAAATCTCACAGATGTAAAGGAGTTGATACGGAAGAAGCGGCTTACAAAAAAGCGCGCTAAAGAAGTACAATTGAAATATACAAGAAAGGCGCGTAAACTTGGCCTAATTGAAGACGAATAATTATATTAAACTTATTATAGAAATGCCACAGACGCGGAAAAATAAAAAGCAAAAAGCGGGGGGAATGCCCTTATCCTATTTACAGAAGGGTTATGTGGAGCCATCTGCGACGGCTGGATCTACAGTAAATGTGTCACAAGTTGGTTTAGCAAGACCTGTTCTAAATGCTACTGGCGGTGCTCGGCGCAGACGTCAGTCACGCAAACATAGAACTTATAAGAAAATAATGAAGGGAGGATTTTTTCCAGGTGTCATGGGCTCCTTTCTTCAGAATGCAAAATCCCTATTACCGGCTACCGCTGTAGCCGCATATAATACATTCAAAAACTTTAATAAAACAAAGAAAAACCGATACTAATCTTATATGCCCGGCCCGGCAGCTTTAGATTCTGTCTTTTTGCGTGATTTCGCCTAAAGAGAGAAAGCGTCCGACAATAAGAAAGGGATGTCCATACAACCAAAGGCCACGCCGAATGGAAATGGGAATCTGTTTGAAGTAAAAACCGTACAATCTGGGGCTTTCCGGATATTGGTTGAGGCACTAAAAGAGATTCTAACAGAGGCAAATCTTGAATTTGACTCACAGGGTATCAAGATTGTGGCGGTTGATGAGACGCATACAGTACTCGTTTATCTTCGTCTTCATGCTGACCGGTTTGAGAACTATTATTGCCCTGTAAAGCACGTGCTGGGTGTGAATATGATATATCTGTTTAAGCTCATTAAGACCATGGGGAATAATGATAGTCTTACACTTTACTTGCCTGCAAATAATCCGAATAAGCTGGGTATTCGTATGGAAAATACGGAAAAATCCCAGGTTACGAATTTCTTTCTGAAGTTGTTTGATACCGATGTGGAGGACATAAGTATTCCAAGTTTGAATTTCACCAGTATTATTCATATGCAGAGCACGGACTTCCAGAAGATCTGCCGTGATATGAATGTCCTGGGCGAGAAGATTGAAATCACAAGCAGCGGTAGTAATTTAATCTTCCGTTGCACTGGAGACTTCGCTGAGCAGGAGACCGTAATTACAGACAATCAGGCATCTATGAAAGTGCAGACAAAGGGTACTACCAATGAGATTGTGCAGGGGATTTTCCAGCTGAAGCACCTTGTCCTATTTACAAAGTGCACAACCCTGTGCCCGAGCATTGAGTTATATCTTAAGAATGATTACCCTCTGATTCTGCGCTATATGGTTGCTAACTTAGGAGAGGTGAAGCTTGTCTTGGCACCGATTAAAAATAAGAAGGATTGATGAAAATTGCGCGAATGCCGGTAAAAATTGAATTTTTTTGTCGTGCTAAACCGTGTACTTAACCATTTAGCATATGCAGTGTCTTCCTGGTCTCTTTGCAATTAGGGTCGGTCCTGGTTATACCTATCGGCTGTATACGAATAAACTATTTGAGAGCACAAACATACTGAGCCCTGTACAAAATCACGTAATTGAAAACAAGTATACTTACCCCATCATCAGAGAAAATTATGGGGTAAATGTACGGAAATGGTATGATACTTATGATATCGTAACGTGCTCATGGACTTACACTGGAATTGAGTTTTCCGTAGTAAATTCAATTACGGGTCAGCGATCTCGAGTGCCACTTGTATTCTTTCCTGTTATGATGCCGACATTACTTCCCACTGATTCAGAGACTCTAGAAAATACTGGTGGTGAAATTATTGAAATTTCGCAGGCAAGCCTCTATATGCCGGCGATGCTATACTCCTATGATCCGTTCAACACGCGCGAGCCTACAAGTGCAACTGCAAGTGCAACTGCAAGTGCAACTGCAAGTGCAACTGCAAGTGCAACTGCAACTACAGCCGCAATGTATCCTGCGCACGTTAAACGCATTATTATTGAAGATGCAATTCGTAAAAATGAGTCTTGTGCAATTTCATACGATGAAATAACACAAGAAAATGCGAGTGTGACCTCGTGTGGCCACGTATTCACTACCGAAGCAATTACGCGGTGGCTAAGCCAGCCCACATCCGGGAAGTGCTGCCCCATGTGCAAACAGGTGTGCCAGGTTAGTTAAGGTATCAATATTTTTACATGCGCTTTTGAACATGCGGTGTATATAGTACTTCTGATTCAGAGCACCTTGAATCTATAAAAGCAAGCCCGTCTGATTTATTGAATTTCTCTGCATTTGCGTTCCATATTTTGAGAATATTAAATGTACCCTTCTTTGGGCTCATACTTAGACCCATGCATACATTTCCTTCCTCTTTGAATGCCTTTCCAAACATTGCGTGTAAGGCCTGCGCTAAAAATACATCCTTTACATTATCAGACATTACTTTCATACTATAGCTGCCCCCACGGATATTTTGATGATTTTCCCAAAGTGGCAAGATATCACCGCGCATGAAGAATGGTAGGCCATTTTTAAAGCGCGCCTGTCCAATTTCCTCTACAGAACTCAAAACATCTCCCCAAGTACTGCATGCGTGCACCTTAATAAACGTGTCAATTGTCCAGCGTTCAGCGTCCGCTTGATGAAAGTACAACGTCCATGTGCCAGTTGGAATCGGGTCCGTTAATTTTGGTGTCGCCGTCATTCTCGTATATATCTGTATGCGTAAATTCATTAAGCCCCTTTTTTATTACATCCCCCTTTTCTGTAATAATTTCTATCATTATATTTTTTCTGTAGAACAGCAGGGGTTCCCTATTTTTACAACACCACAGTGAAAATATATCTTGTGGGGAAGGCTCTGCAAATCCTAACCACTTTATTTCATTAATCCAGTCGGAAAGTTCTATTGATTTATTACCCGGAATAGTAATGGAAAATCCAAGATATGAGATATGCTTTAATTTATTGGCAGGGTCTGCTCTAGGGTCTGTAAATATGGGCGGTTCGACACTAGCCCTCCATTTTATATTATCGATTTCAATGTGGTTTGTATCAAATAACTCTTCTGGTATAGGTATATGTGATTCCTTTATAAAAATCCAGTATTCTGTATCGTATAAACCTTTTTGTACAGATTTGTAGACTTTAGAACCAAGTTGTAAGATTTCTACATATTTATTGAATATCCATGGTCCCCAGTTCCAGACTAACTCTCTCAACATATCTATATTAAGATTTGTTGGGATAGTTTAAGTAAAACCGCGCTTGCTGAATAACTATTTAGCACTTCTTATTCTGACAAGGCCCTATTTCACACACTGGTTCAATACACGATTCATCATCGGTTATCTCATCACCACGTCTAAAAAAATAGTTATACAGAATGGATGCTAGTAAATATGCTAAAAATATTCCTATAAATATCCAATTAATTGCTTCATGCCCATGCACACATAGCGCATAAAAAAGGATGGTGACTAAACTTCCTAAGAGCCCATGTTCAATGGCTCCTTTGCCGTACATGAAATTTATATCAGCTAATACAAATCCGATTGTTAAGACGCCCATTAAAACTGCAGTCACGCAAGGGACCATTATCTATCTAACTAGGCTTTAGCTTTTTTAGCGTATTCTTGGCAGGATCATATGTGCCGATAGGGTCCCCTGGCTCACCGTTATTGTTTGTATAGACGAGATTATTCGTATCCTTAAAGAATAATAGACCCTTGTACATCCACTCCTCTACTTCTACACCCTCCTCCTCTACCTCCTCCTCTTCAACCTCAACCTCTTCCTCAACCTCCTCCTCCTCAACTTCTACACCCTCCTCCTCTACCTCCTCCTCAACCTCCTCTTCCACTTCCTCTTCAAACTCCTCCTCAGCCTCAACCTCCTCTTCCACTTCAACCTCCTCCTCAAGGCCCATGATATGTGTTAAAGCATGTGTAGGTGATTGAATAGTAATAGACTTTGTTGCAGGCACCATATCAATAGGGTTGGAAACGGGCTGAACAGATGGAATAGTATTTGTAATATTCAGCGTGCCCTGACTGTTTGCAGTTTGACTGCTAAGTGCTAAATCAAGCACCTTTTCCAAATTGTTATTTACGTGCGAGAGCACTTCCAGCAGCACTTTAAATTGGTTATCCTGCTTTTCAATCACCTTTTCTAAAGTGCTAGTACCCGTAGCCTGCTCAGCACGCGGCTCAACCGCCTTTCCAATCTCATCCGCAAACTTCATGAGAGTCTCTGTCATCTCTAATTGAGTATTCTTCAGTGCGCGATACATTCGGTATGCTTAGAGTTTAAGGCAAGGGCTAATCAATTTTTGACCTTAACGTGCAAATTCATTACTGCATCCAGAGTACTCTCTTTGTCTTTCAAAGGCTTAGACCGCTTCAACCGAAGGCCAGGCTCAGAATGTTTAATTATATCTATATTGGTTCCATTTGTATTGGTATTTTTTAGAGAGGTTTCATAGAAGTCCACAGGTTTTGTATCCAGTGTACTTAAGATACTGATTACAGGAGGAATGTTAATGTCTACGCGAATTTTATTATTATTAATAATATCCCTGAATTGTTGATGCGATAAACAGCCCCCAAAAAACTGCAATGATTCTCTGGGTGGTGCCGGCTGAATATCACTGGTCTGTTTATACATCTTATGAAAAAGAGCCTGACGCTCCCAGCGTAATTGAGGATCAATGTGTTCATTCAATAAATACGAAAGGCCGCAAGAGATCGTACAAAAATTGCCATATATAGTATAAACCCCACCTTCTTCTTGACTGGGTAAAACAATCGGCCGTCCTTCAAATTTACCAGAACACCAAAAACACGCAGCGCTTGTAGATTCAGGCAATGTCATAGTTTCATTTGCAACACGGTATTCCAACATTACATCAAGGGTATGAAATGCCCTTATAGGTTTTTCTTCTGGTGCTACTTGCATTTCTGCATTAGATACATCAGGAGTTTGAGTCTTAATATCAGACTCGCTAATTGCTATGGGCAGTTGTTCTTTTGTCTTTGATTTATCTTGGTCATTTGCAAATAGTACCTCGGCATTACTGGTATATAAATCGTCTATTAATGCATCATATGGTTCTGGATTACCGGGTGGGCGAGGGTCATACACGAGGGGTCCATCCTGAAACTGAATTTCAGTAGATCCAAAGGGAAGATGTACGATCAAGGGGCGCCGCGGCTCTGGCGTAAATGTACCTTGAATGCTTCCGTCTGCAGAGATTGATGCAACAATCTGCACATTTTTAGATTTACTTGCTTTTGTAGCCTTCTTACTAGCGCCGGCCACTTTTGGCATTATATTCTATGACATAGTTGTAAGACTATTGTTTAGGTCATTATTTATTGGCACTTAATGATTTGTTTTATCTTATCTTAGATGGATACAAATGTATCTCGTGTAGATAAGTGTATAAATGCAATGATACAGAATCCCAAAAAGTTTCAGCATAGCATTTTTGTTGGCCCGCCTGGCTGTGGTAAGACAACCGCAGCGTGGAATATAGTACATCAATTTTACAAGACACCGCTTGAGAGGGTGGGGAGGGCCCTTTTTTTAAATGCAAGTGACGAGCGTAGTTTAGAGGCAATTCGGTCAAAAGTTTATCCATTTACAGAATCAGCTGGGGCTGGTCTATTTGGTTATACAGATAAAGCAAAAATAATAATTTTTGATGAAGTGGAAACATTGACGGAGCCAGCCCAACTTGCCCTGCGGCCCTTATTAGAAAAACCAACAACGGAGGTTCTGGTATTTTTTTTATGTAATTCGCTTTGTAAAATAAACGTATCGCTTCGGTCGCGCTTTTTTATTTTACGATTTGATCCATTGCCTGAATTAATCTTAAAAAACCGTTTAAATAATATTGCTCCAGTTACAGCTCAACCTGGACGATTTGATATTCGTTTGAGAAGAAGTGATTTACGCTATTTTTTATTAAATCCGAGTGATACTCAAAAGGCAACTATGTGGTTATGTAATGCACTAAATATGCACCCTTCTGAACGCCGTCAATTTTGGAAAAACACATATAATAATATATCATTGCAAATATTTGGCTGTTATATGCTTACTTTATCACTTCTAACAAATAAAGGATTTACTAAATGGGGGTCTTGGATTGAAACATGTGATCCAAATTTAATACTGTGGATTTCGGAAGAAAAGGCTATTGAAAAAATGGAAAATATGTGGTTGGATATTTATGGTGACAAGGCCTAGTGGCAACAAGGCCTTGTGGCAACAAGGCCTAAAAAATGAATAGCGGGCTTTAACTTATTTGACTTATACAAATGGCTGCGACCGTATCTGATCTCACAATGTCACCTTTGAGAATTTCCACGACTGTGACTACTTGCCATGCAGGTAGTGGTATTCGTCTCAAGCGACTATTTGATAACTTTAATAAGTGGGCGATACCGTTTGGATATCCTGGTGAGGGATTTCTAAAGATGGAATTTGAGTCAAAAGTGGTCGGTTCCTCAACGCGCGATGTACTTACCAAGCGCCGTGTGACAGAGAAGACCTTCTTCAATCAAGCCACTCTTGTTATTCGGAAGAGGCTTCCTACATCTATTGGGATTGGGTGGAAGGAAGTAAATATTAAGCTGTTTGCGAACGGCGGAGTACAGATGACAGGTGTCCCTACACCTGAGTTTAGTCAAGAGGCAATTACATATGTAATCAGTGAAATTAAGACAAAAGACCCCGAAGTATTTACGGGTGATGCAGCCATGACGAAGTTCCGCATACAGCTTATCAACAGTGACTATAGCATCAATCGGCAGATTTATCAGGATAAGCTACATAAGTTGCTAAGTAACGTTTATAACCTCTTTAGCAGTCATGAGAGCACAATTTACCAGGGGGTAAACACCAAATACTATTACAACAAGAGACCAGATTTGGATAAATTGCGCCCAGGTATTTGCCAATGTACGGCACCTTGCAATGGACAGGGAAATGGAAATGGAGATGGAGAGTGCAAGCGGATTACGATTAGCCCGTTTAGTTCTGGCAAAATTATTATTACTGGGGCCAGGGATATGGATCAAATTAATGAGGCTTATGTATTCTTTAATGAAATCTTGGAAACGCACCAGGGGGAGGTTCTATTTACGGCTCCGGTCCCGGCTATGGGTGTGGCACAAATTCCCGCGTAAAACTTTATCTACCCTTTTCCAGAACTACGGCAGACAATGTCCTCGGCACCGCCTAGCAATACTGTGGTTGCAAATCCGCCTACGACAACTACAGTGGCCACTACCCCTGGTAATCCGGTACCTGCTGCGGCGACTCTTATGAATGCCGCGAAGCTTGCTATCCAGAAGGATATGGCTATTCAGTTAGATTATTTTGTGGAGTCTGCGGGTGGCACGGCTTTTTTAGGTGAAGACGCTCAGACGGGCGAGAAGATGCTGGTGAAAAACGCTGAGGAGTACACTAGCCACATTCAGAAGATTTACAAGGCTGGTGAGGATTTCATCATCATGACGGAGAATTCCATCTATATCGTCAGCGGCAAGATCCAGAAGCGCAAGATTCAGGCGTCATCCCTGAAGTCGGGCGAATTTTAGACAACTTCTAGGTAAAAATTGATGTACTGGCACCCGAACCGTAAAAGCACACCATAAATGGCCTGTATTCTAGGAGTCCTAGGAGCACGCAACACTCTGACAAAACAAATTATCCAAGATGAGATTCTGAATCCCATCTTAGATGATTTGGCTGTAAAACCTTCCAGGGTACTTGTTCCCTCAGAGCCTATGTCAAGCACGTATATTGAGTGCTGGGCTACACGTAATGGCATTCCTATAGATTCTGTAAAATCTGACTGGGTCAAGAATGGGCGGCGGGCGGGCATTATACGCGACGCATATATTGAAAAGGAGGCTACCGCCCTGCTCATCTTTGAGGGGCCAAAGAGCCGGTACTTTCTGGATCTGGCGGAACGAATTGCCAAGAGGCGCCCGGAGATGAAAGTGTATGTGGTGGAATCCAAGGGTGTAAACCCTATACTACTGGAAGTGGAAGCCGCTGTGCGATTTAATATTAGGGAGGATGATGAGGCAGCCATTCTCACTTTGCCGAAGATGTGGGCATCATCGGCAAAGAGTGTGAAGTGTTTGATTGAAGATGATTAAACCATATGCGCGGGGGTATTGCTAAATCCATCCGCCTGTAGCCCGCGGTTGCAGACTAGGAATAAAGCCCAGGCATTCACAAAGCCCAAGCCGACAAATGCAAGGGGTACTAACATGCCGAGTGCAGCCTTTCCTTTAGAAAGCGCTAATAAGACCGAAAAAACCGCGAGTACGGCAGCAAAGGCGTTCAGGAGACCAATAAACCAAAACCAGGTGCAAACCGTTGTGCTGGAGATAGATTTAGACCAAGCGGGTTCGGTAGGCATTTTTCTAACATAATGCGTATATTTTTTCGCGGCTCATTGTAGAAAATGCCTAATCGGAACAGAACTAGCCGTAAGAATAAGAGTCGGAAGAATCGGCGTTGCTGGAGTCGTCGTAATCGGGCTCAGTATGGCGGCGCTACGGTGCATTCCGGGGCCCCCGTGAATGATACCAGTATGGCTCTTGGCCAGAAGGACAATTTATCGCAGGGCCAGCAGTTTCAGAATATTCACCGGACGCAACACGGGGGCGCCGCCGCATATCCTTCCGGAGTTACGGATAGTGTTCTTACGGGGCCAATGATTGCCGCGGCGCGTACTGGACCTCTTGATGTTGCTATTGCACAAACTCGCGGTATGCAGGACGGAGGGAGACGTCGTCGCCATCGGAAGGGCAAGAATAGCCAGCGGCGCTCTAGACGCAGACGTGTGCACCGCGGTGGTGCATATGGCTCAGCATCTGGATCTCCTTTAACGGCTAATCCTATGCTGCTCCCTTCTGGTCTTGAGAAGTCTGCACAACTTAACAGCGACTGGGATGCCGCTAGAAATCCCAATTACTGGGCCCCTAAGCAGTAAGGGCCCCTAAGCAGTAAGGGCCCCTAAGCAGTAATCAATTAAAGTGCCGCCCACTTTCCGACACGAGTAGATTCAGACGATTCCGGTAAAGGTGGCTGTTGAGGCAGCATAGATTTCAAGAGCGGTCCCTGTTGTTTAAGGGCAACAAGTTCTTCTGGAGTCGGTATCACAAGAACAGAAACATACGCTTCACCAAATTTGGGTGTTCCACGAACTGGCATACCCAAACCTGGCATAGTCCCTGACCACATATTTTGAACCCCGGCCGGAATTTCAATAGGTACTCCATTTGGAAATCCAGGATGCCCTTTCAGTAGCTTTTTAGTACCCAATAGCGCTTCTGTCAGATTGATGCTAGTAGAAGTCTTAAGACGATTGCCTTCCCGAACCCAATTACGGGCATCACCTTCCTCTTCTGCCTCCCTCAAAACGACAGTTACGTCACCTGGTTCCGTATATCCTTGGCTGTCTGAGCACATTCCAGAAAATACAATAGTATTCCCTGCCATCATACCCGGCTCAATCTTGATTTCAAGCGTCTTTTCCTCTGGAAGGACACCGCGTCCTTGACAACCGGCACATTTACCTACCAGTTTTTCTCCCTTACCTCTACATCCACCACAAGGCCCCTGACTGAGCATCTGAATCGGCCCCATATGCACTAGCTGCCGAACCTGTCCCTGACCATTGCAATCAGAACATGTCTCTGTTGACTGTGCACCAGAGCCTCTGCATGAGGAACAAAATGATTGACGGCCCAGCTTTACCTCAAGGTGGCGGCCTGTATAATAATCTGAAATTCGAAGAGATATATCTTGAGATTTCCCTGGCCCTTTCCCTTCCCGTCGCCTATTTCCAGCACCCATCGGCCCCCCTCCACCCATCGGTCCGCCAGGAAACATGCCTCCAAACATGCCACCAAACATCTCAGCCATAGGAAATGGCATTCCACCTGGAAACGGCATTCCGCCGCCGCGACCCTCACCTTGTTCAGAAATTGATCCTGTCATATCATACATCTTACGCCGCTCATCGCTGCTTAAGACCTCGTGTGCCTGACTAATCTCCTTGAATTTTTCGGGATCACCACCTTTATCCGGATGATGCTCTTTTGCCAGTTGCTTATAAGCAGTACGAATTTCTGAGGTATCGGCAGTTCTGCTAACACCTAACACAGAGTATAGGTCCTTATCGCTCATCCTAATATCATGATAATATACGCGTTTAGGTATTTTTAATTATCTGCGTAGTCATCTAAGCACCGAATAATATTATGACAGCAGATGAATAGGGTGTGTAAAATAAATACAACTTTGGTTGGGATGGATGGGATAGTGGAACAATTAAATGCCTGCTTAGATAATCCACCCCATCTTTTTCTGGTTGGATTTTCTGGTACCGGTAAATCAACCATAGCCAAAGAGTTTCTTAGCACGTACTTTAAATATCATAATATAAGCAAAAAGGAGGAATCTGATTATTTTGTAGAAATATCCTCCCATCAGGATCGTGGAATTCATACATTCAGACAAATCTTGAATGACCATGTTCGCTGGTTAGCTCCCCGAAAGGGTGTGTATCGGTGGATTATCATTGATGATTGTGATACATTGCCTGCTATTTCTCAGCAGGCTCTAAGAAGGCCAATGGAAACGTATAGTCATATTACACGATTTCTATTTATAAGTCAAAATCAAGAGGCATTAATTACACCTCTGCAATCACGTTGTCATATAATTCTCATTGAGCCAACAAATGATAGACACATTTATGAGAAAATTGCAGAAAGAGAGGGAATAGATTTAAAGGATATAACGGAAGGTGCTATGACAGAATTAATTACATTATCTATGTGCTCCATTATGAAATTTCAGAGTTTAATAAGAATGTTATATGCATTAAAGGCTTCAGATGATTGGAAAGTCTTAGATATAGAATATGTTCAAAAAATATTTGATCCGCATATTTGGGGGGCTATGCATAAGTTGATGACTATGTTGATGAAAAATGAGAGGGAGGCTGCACAGAAACAGATGTACAAAATCTGGGAACTTGGATATTCCTTTGAGGATATTCTTTTTGAACTAGAGCATACTGTCGTAGTGATGAATGTAATTGATCACCGGGCTTGGTACAACATCCAGCAATTTTTAATAAAAAGTTGGATTTATCATAGCCAGTCCCGATCTAGTATCATAGATCTGATGATGGCCTGCGGTGAAGTTAAGCCGTGGGCCCTAGAAAATAAGTCTTGAATGATGGCTAATGCGGCCTTCGCGGCGGTGTAAGGCGGAAGAGTCTATAGATACCAAGTAAGATGACTAAACTATTTCGTGAAACCCCGCCATTAGATATAGTTATAAGTACACTTCGGGCTTTGGGGTTTAATGGAATAACAGATACAAAGATTTTTAGCGCCGAGGAGGTTCGGTTAGATAACTTAGAGGCGTGGGCTCCAATGTTGGAGCCCTATTATTTACCTTGTAAGGCTAAACGATATTTTACTACATTGGATTCCCGGCGTATAATTACACTCTTAAGACACATGCTACCGGCACACGGATTTAAGTTGCAAACCTATGAGCGGCAGCATAAAGGGAAGAAGCGCACGGTGTATCAAATACACCCTGCGACACCTCGTTTATTAGCGGAAGGGGAAGAAATCCGCGTATTATTTTTATAAGACCCCAGCCTTCGCAAACAAATCCCTGATAACCAGATCGCTTTCTGCAATCTGGCTTTCAGACATCTTCAAGAACCAGCCGAAGGCACGTCTGTCGCGAAGCTCAGGCCACGGTAGGGGCACGTACTGGGCCAGGCTATTAATTTCAAACGGCATAGACCCTTCTTGACCAGCGGCCAGTAAGTCCTCAATCTGGATTCTGCGACCCGCGGCGCCCTTGCGACCCACTTCTGCAAGGGGGCGTACTTCTATATCTGGATTCATGGTGGCTAGAGCAAGATACTCCCACTTGTGAGCGCCGCGGGCCGTATCACCACCACCGGATGAATTCAGACGATTCTTAGACTTGGCCTCCCAGCCAGCCCAGAAGGGGTGGGCGGGTTTGGGAGACCAGGCCACCTGAAAATTCGGTACATTTGTCCCAGCAGTACCAGAAAACGACTCATCTGAATCTGTTCCAAAAAATACGGGCTTATTGGGAAGTTTGCCGAAGGGTTTCAGACAGATTGTGGCTGGGGCTACCCACAAGCCACCATATTTATTCAAAATAGAGGCACGAATCCAAGCATGGTCAGCGGGCTCCAGAGTGACTAGGGGATTCTGAAGTTTGTCTGGCATCTCAGACCAGCCGCCGAGTTTATCGGCGAGGCCCTCTAGACCGCTTATTGGCTCTATACGATATTCACCAGAATTGTGCTTTACAATAGACTCGTAGCACAGATTCAGAAATGGTAGATTGATGGCCCGTGATGATCTGGCCCCAAAATCATATGACTGACGGGCATTCAGTACAGACGTATCATAAAATATCCAAATAGCAGGTTTATCCATACCGCGTTGCATCAGATCTTTTGCTTCAAATGGATTATTGCTAATCATTCCTTGACTCACAGCAGTCCCTAAACCAATCGCCAAAACGCCTACTAGCACTACGGTGAGTGGCATCATCCAATCCTTCATCTTCTCTTCTAATAGATTACTTATCTGTAATTACATACCTCTGCATCCTGGCAAAATGTTCACTTACCCGTTTATCTTCTTCTGCCATACGGTTGGCACGTTGAAGCTGCTGTTGTGCTAGACGGCGCTCACCCTCAGCGATGGCATCCATTTCCTCGGAACTCAGGGGCGCAGGGGCAGATTTTCGTTCACTGGTAGCGGCATCAAAGGATTTATTGCTTACCCGGACATCCGATACTTGGTGACTGAAGGTTGAGTCGCTTGTATAGGCCCTCTTAAGATCAGTGTATTTCAGACCGTTCAGATTTGCGCCGGTGAAATCATCTGGCTTCTCACGACCCAGTTCAATACCCATGGTTGGGGCCATTACAAGGGCCTCGGGTTGCCGATTTGCAATCTGGTTATTAGGACCACGTTGATTTGCTCGGTTCTTTACTTCGTGTTCAAAGGCCTCATTAAAGACGGACCGATTGAACTTCCCATTGAATTTATTCTTGGATCCGCCTACTACTCCATCTGTTTCGGCATTTTTGAGCCAGTCCCCGTAGCCATCGCCGTCGGGGTCAGGTAGCCTGGTCTCTTCAAACACCTTATTGAATGTCTCCATGTTTAGACTCTTTGGGTTCAACTTGACAGGTTCGGCCATTTTCCAGCCGTCGGAATGTTGATCGCGCGCTGCTGTGAGTCTTGCCGGTGACTCTTCTGAGACATTCACGGTTTCCGTGCGGCCCCCGCGTACCCGCCGGAGAATATCACCTAGATAAGCATATGCCCTTGTAACGTTGTCAAATGCTTGCTCGGACCCACCCTTGTCTGGGTGTGCTTTGATAGACGCCTTCTTATATGCATCTTTCAGGCGCTTTTCGTCAAGTGCAATCTCTTCACTCAAGTCTAAGATTTGTAAGCACTGTGAGAAGAAGGAGATGGCTTTTGCATGGGCACCTGGGTCTCCTGCTCGGCTAACAATGCGATTTTCAGGGGCTCCATTTCCTCTATGTCCTTGGACTTGTACCTGCTGTTGATGGCCGCCTGTTTGTTCACCGGGAAGGACGGCGGGATCTCCACGACGAACCGATACAACATATGAAAGAATTGGCCCATAGAGGCCGGTTCTTTTGGCTGTTGCCACATATTCCTGTCCTGCCAAGAGAGTTTCTATCATTTGAATCCGTGTTGCGGGAGATTGTATTTGTAGAATGTTTTTATATATGCGGACATGCGGTTCTGGAATACCACCGGCAGCAAGTGAGATATTATTGCCCATGGCAAACCTCTTTCTATGAGTTTAGATTCGTTCTGATTCTTTTAAAGCGCGCACACAACTACTTTCCTATCTCAAAACGTAGTCGTGAGGGTGTCAGCATAGGAATATGCGGCTCACATTCCCAGCCGAACCGTTTTCCAAAGGTTTCCAAGTGGAATTGATCGGGCCAGAACTGGGGTAGCTTAGCCGGCAAAGATCTATATGGCGTCTTTAACATCAGACTCCAACTACTCAGCGGTAAAACAATGGCAAGTTGTTCTTGAGGTTTGAGCGGCTCTCTCACGGTTACCTCGTCACTGGGCAGTACAAAATGCTGTAGCAAATCCTTCCAAGTGGGAGGATATCCTGCAGGATATACCCATTCAAGATCCACAGGGAGACCTTGATAGTAATTGAGAATCCAACACCAGCCTTGCCAGAAGTCTGCCACACACTTCTTGCGATGCAATTCGGAACTATCACCCAAAGCCATTCGGCTGTACGTAATTGACCAGTCGGCTCGTAGCATAGTACGCTCACCTTCTATTTTTACAAGGGGTGCCTCGGCCTGCTCTCTCAAAGGCAAATTATCCTCTTCTGATTCTCCGAGTCTGGCCGACATTTTACGCCGAATCGTTGTTAAGACAAGTCGCTCCTCTTGAGCCGCCATGCATTTGGCAAAGGCCTTCAGACCTTCGGCCTGGGGTTTTGCTATACCATTTTCAAAGGCAACAAGGTGGTTACCATGTTTCCACAGGGTATCAAGGCAACTCAGTAAAATGGAGTGACCTTCATCACGCATACGGAGAGAAAGGCCAGTTGGTAGAAAATCATTCCCACAGAAGGACATTCCAAAGATATAATCGTAGAACTGTTCTCTGGACCACTCTTTGCCACGTTGTAGCGACTTCCGTAGTTCTCCAACCTTGAAAAAGCCGAGTTCCACATTTTCTGTTTCACTGGGTCTTACCAATTTTCCAAAGGCCATTGACTCCCTGAGAAGATAGAGGGGGTATGCGTCACCGAGTTTATCTCCGGCGAGTAAGCATAAAAGAATCAAATCCGCATCTAGGCCATACACGACAATAGGGCCCTCTGTTAGTTTGTTGGATAAGAGCCACCGAAGCACCTTGTGCTCACCTTCACCAGGTTCATCGGTATCACTTATGATCCAGTTAAATCGGGCGCCGGCTGCGCGCAATGAATCACCCATATTTTTCATGAATACCGTACCAGGAGTAATTGCATTTGTATCCCACTGCTCTTCTGCAGACCCTGAGCCTGTAGTCGCCTTAGCAGCGGCCGATTTGAATCTCCGAAATCGCTGTTGCTTTATTTTGGCGTAAGGCACGACCCCATCCAGGGCTACATACATATGTACAGGTGCGCCGGCTGCCCTCCATATATGTATAAGATATTTGCAAACTTCGTCTTGGAGTGTTCGCTCCCATGCCGAGCAGCCAGGATTATTAGCCCCAGGATATTGAATACCTAACATTTTTGGTTCTCTTAGCACATGGTAAATCATACAATTCATATCTATTACGAGCGTACCTACATTGGGCGGCGCGACTTTTTGTATAGCCTGTGGAATCTTTGTTATGAGAGTTCTATAATACGAAGGGATACCCATAGTTTTATATAATTATGTTAGATAGGCCTTATGTCGTCACCCGTACCTGAAAAAAAGGATATGTATACAGAACTTGTTAGAATATCGCGGGCATTGATAATCCCGCCGACGACCGATTTTGTTCGGTTACTTCCGGATGGTCTTGTATTGGGTGTAGGATTTTTAGCATTTATCAGCTTTTGTAAGTCATATGGCGTACTTCTGGCATCTATGCTTGAAATAATGCTTATACAGAGATTATCTTCCAATGCTGTCGCTGCAGCATCACCCATTTTAGGTGGCCCTAACTTCAAAGAACCCGTGTGTCAAAATGGGTTTATGTATAAAAATTTGATGCGAGTATCCATCGTAGAAACCCTGGGATGCCCCTCACAGTTTCCATCACCGACCATGTTCTTTTTAGCGGCAGTTCTTACGTATATGGTTACATCTGTACAAGAATTTGCAAAGGAAATTACGACACTGGGTGGTGATATGACAATTAGAAAAACTATAACGATGATATTTAGTGCATTATTTTTGCTTGTAGTACTTATATTTAGAAATGTCTACGGCTGCGAAGATTTTGGACCACTGTTATTATCATTGATTTTTGGAGCTCTTGTGGGATTCTTAATCATGCAACAGAACAAGGCATTGTTTGGTCGCGGAAGTGTAAATATTATGAATTTACCCATAATAACAAGTGCGGCAGAAGTGGGTAAACCCATGTTTGTATGTGGGCCTACTTATAATAGTGGCAGTAACGGGGGGGATGTAGGTGATGACTTGGGTTCACTATAAGCACTCCACGGTGTATGATCCGGCAGAAAATATAAGATAAGTGTAGAATGTCGCTGGTTTCAGCTTCAAGTTTCGTTGGAGGAATAAAAGAATATTTATATCGCGGCTTTCAACAACTACCTCTAGTACTTGTTATGACCTCATTTCTTTTTACTGTGACTACTGGATCTGTAGCACATACCACCATGTTTACAGGCCTTATATTTGTTATGCCAGCTTTTACATTCATATGCCAGACTCTATTGAATATAACAGGTACAAATAATTGGAGGCGATCCAAGGCAGACTCCTGTAATATTATAACAGACTATAAATCTCTAAAGGATTTTAGTTATTATGTGAACACTGATATAAATCACTGGAACAATATACCCAGTTTTTGGCTGACAAGTGTTTGCTTCTTTTTTGGCTATATCTTAGCCAACGCATATGATACGCTAGTAGAACCAGGTGATGCAAATAAGCCTATGAATTATGAAAAACGTATAACTACTGGAACATTTGTGACATTTTGCACAGCATTTATCTTTATTATAATATTAATTGTACGATTTAACTTGATGAGCAGTTGTGAAGGTACAACTACATTAGCGCTTGTAGTATCTGGATTCTTTGGAGCTGCATCTATTGCTATAGGTGTTGGTCTATATAAATTATCCATACAATGCGGAGCAAGAACCTCTGATATGCTTGGTATCTTATCACAAATCATTCCTGCAAGTGCTGCATCTCCAACGCCATCTGTATGTCTAGCACAGAACTAGACACCAATAAATCTTAATAGTACATCCATCTGCCTCCATGCAGCTTTCCACTCCTGTGGTTTTAGCACTCCTGCGTACGTTCCACGTTGGTAAAGAGACTTCAAATTTGTAGCACATTCACGTAAGTTTACGTTAGAGTAAGTAGATTCTAACATATCCTCTTTGAATTCTGTTTCAATGCCCCTTGATTGATTAACCAGATTATGGAGGCGATATACCCAGGCCCGCATTTCTTCCTGTAAATATCCACCAGACTTGGATGTAAATGCTTCAGGTGGATTCCGAAAGATCCATTCTCTATAGTGTTCCTGACAGGTTTTACAAGGAAGAAGGGACCATAGTGTTCTTAGTGTGTTTCTCAGTGCATTTTGTTCATCTCGCTGTATTGTTAAAATCGGTTGATTACCTACACGTTCAGCAATACCATGTAAGAGATTCCATGCATTTGGACCCCATTCTGCTGGTGAAACCATGGGACTACTTACCGTAAAAAATGAAATTGTAGTAACCTAAACGAACGCACAATGGCGCAAGAGTACCCAATACCGCAGTGTCTCTGGGAAAGCCTGGATGCCGTATTGTATTCTAAAGGTGCATCTTTGGCGAAAGAGATCGCAAAAGAGTTGAAGGTGCCGGTACAACCTCTTCTTGGTTTGTTAAACAAAGAAGAGGGTGCTAAATTTGTAATAGCACCCGATGATAGTTCTAATACATATCAGTGTCAGGCGACTATACAGAATGGAACAACTCTTATGCGATGTAGATGTGCCACTCTTGGGCTCGTCGCTAAGTTCTGTGTATCTCATGAACGCTCATTAAATGATGTTCCTAGTGGCCTGCAAATAGTACAGCGCATTATATCTCCTGATGGAATTTATATGGCAAAGGGTCCAGAAGTGTATAGATTAAATGGTACTCGGTGTGGCCTTCTACATGGTACTAGACTCACCTTGTTTCAACTTGATGCCTAAACCGGCAATGCATTTTTTATGTAAATGGACTTCTCGTTCGGATTAAAATTAAGGTGGGAGCCACTTGAATATTCGTCAGAAAATATATATATGTGGCCTGTTATAGTAGGAGATATTAAATCGTCTGCAGCTACTGTAATCATTAAAAAGAAAAAAAAGACCCCTATAATAAAAAATAAAAGGGTTATATCTACAACAGGAATAAATAAAAAAATACGTATTGTTCACTATGTCTTTAAAGTATGTGATAGCCCAAAGTTTTTTTTACCAGCTACTATAAATCTTTTACCTTCGGAAAAATTAAAGTTTGATATAGTCAATATGCACAATCCTAAAAGAAGGGGGTTTTCAAATGCTATCTACGATATAAAGACAAAATACACCTTTTCTTTTAATAACGATAAATCTATCACATTTTTTAAAATACCTGAAATATTACAGTATATGCAACAATCTTATAAAAAAGAGGAATATGAATGGAATAAAATAAAGCGACTCTTTTTAAGGCTATTTAAAATTAAACGTATGATGCAAACAATTTGTCGTCGCTGGCTATATAGAAGGTGTATGAAAAATGTAATGAATACCGAAGATGTTGTTACCATGGAAGTTCCCAAAAATCCTGTATATGTCATTAATATTGAAAGGCGTTGCAGTTATGTATATGATGCGAGTACTTTGAGAAAAGCAATCAATCATCGCCTCCTCTCTTGTGACTATATGTTTGCAACGCCGCTGTACCCTTTGAATATCCTTTCAAATGAAGAATTTACTTATATGCAATCTGTATCTATTTATAATCAATTAAAAGCCTATGGAGCATGTTCGTGGGCTTTAGAGCGGTTCAAGGTCTATGGATTTAATTTGAAAATGTTTGAAAAAAAATGCAGCCAACAATTAAAACTGGCTGCAATTGATAATCACTTTTATTCAGACAATGACTTATTATTTGAAACCGTGTATGATTATTTTACAGTGATGGCAGACTTTATAAATATAGAAGAATTTTACATAGCAGAATTTAAACATGATTTTTTGAATAGTACAAGGCGTTCAGATTATGTGAAAGCATGGATAAAACTTACACGGCGTAAATACATAACTGAGGTAACATGCGATATAAATGAAATACATGCGATAGGTGAAGACTCAGGAAAATTATTAGCACGGGTTTATTCTGTATATCAGAATCATTGAAGGTCTAAACGCATATTAAACATTTGTGTATAGATGGGTCTTGTAGAGTCAACTCTCAAACCGCAAGTTGTAAAGCCATTGGTTCGCCCCGATTCCAGTGCGCCCTTGCCACATTTTGCATTAGAGTCTGCTAAGTTCACAAACGGTACAGTGGGCTTTGTAATTACCACTACTGACCTTGCAAAAAATACCAGCATTTCAACTCATAGTATAAAGGGATCTTATACAGTTATGGGATCATCCCATATATTTGTATGTAATGATGATACGGTTATTACTTTTTTTAAAGATGTAGATACCATTAAGGTAGTATGTAAGGTAGATAGGGCAAATACCAATACTGTAATCATACGGCCTTGTGTCACCACATATGAGCCCATTGACTCAGAAGAAATAGATAAGCTTGCTAAATTATATGCATGAGGAGGGCTATCTTACAGATCCTAAGAGAACTGGTATGCAGCAGAAAATGTAGGTAAGGCAGCAGAAGGCCATGTCACGAGCTGCATCGGGCACCTCTTTGGTTATGTTATATTCTTTATCTTTTTCATCTGATTCCTTGGATAGTGGGTTTATAGTGTAGGTCTCGGGCATTATCTAGAATATCTGAGAAAATTTTAGATGGTCCATAAAAATTGATAGTTGCCTTTTCCATTTGCAACTCACAAATGGAGGAACTTAATGCGAAACTCGCGGCGCTCAAAGAGACACACGATGCCATCCTGAAGGAAAAGAAGGTATACGATGATAAGGCATATGACTTAAGTAATGCCTCAAATAAGCTTCAAACTGAAATGTGGGATATAGAACAACAAATACAGCATCTTTCTCCTGCCCTATCGCCTTCGGATAAAGAGGGTTTGAAGCGTGACTTTGACTATATAATGAGTATTATTGAGGGCTTGAAGGATAAATCGGGCGCAAGGCAAGATCGCAATCTTTATATGTATCTCAAACATGCAGAGGAGGATTATTGTTATCCCGATGAAAAATGGTCTACGTCACTGGATGGGTCTCTAGAGGATATGAAAATAACCATATATACGAAGTCAGAGCACGTAAAACATGCGCTGCGCCGAGCCTTTACACAAGAGGAATGTACCTGTGAGAATGTGAAGTATACGAAAAGAGAAACGATGGAACGAACCAGATGGTTTCACGGTTCCAACGGCGGTTGTCTTAGCCTTATTATTTATGATGCTAAAGTACTAGAAGAGTAATTATACTATTTCAAACACTTTTTTACTAGGTTGCATCGGCAGCTTCGCTTCTAGGCGCGCCTTGCATTCTGCATAGAATTCGTCATATATAGAGGCCCAATCAAGAGAATTGAGCGGGCTACTGATTACGTGCTGAATAGATGAATATACTCCGAGACATGATTTGTTTCGCAGCATATTATTGATATATTGATATGCGGCTAATTGGGCTGTTTTCCCTAGACCACGCCCGTGCGACTGCTCCTTATCTTTCAAAGACCATTCATCAGGTATGTCATCTACGCAATGAGGAAAGTACGAGTTATAGAACATTTCCTTGTAGAAGTCACTCTTCCACGTATAATCGGACTCCATGTATTCCTCTAGGATCACTTGCCAACAGGGCGACCGTTTGAGATTTTCTTCTAGGTCAAGCTCAATACTTTTTAGATTGGTTTGATTGCTGGGTAAAACAGTTCGCGCGCAGTCTATCATGCACTCAGGTCGTATCTTGAATACTCTGCGCTGCCTCAGAGATACTTCAGAATCCAAATCATGAACCATAGATTGAATTTCACTCGGCACATCTATCAGATTCAATGGCTCTAAAGAGTTCACCAATGTCGCATCTGATATAGTCACTAAGACCATACACGCGCATCTACGTAGGCAATCGGCCACATCTAGTCCCTTGATAGTTTCAAAGGCTTGTATACGGCTAAGTGCCTCACAACGCTCGCTCAAGACCTTCCATAGTAGATCTGAAGAAATCCCTCTAGCAATAGACCAAGCCTCTAAGAGTTTGTGTCTTTTCAAACAGTCAGTTAAAGCCCCATCCAGGCTATCATACGCCTTGGCATGTTTGAAAGATGGTGTCCATATTTTTGAAATCAAAGCGCCCCGGACAAGAATCTGGAACCCGGTAGAATCCATTGTTCGCAGATTAGACCACATGTACAGATGTTGTATCCAGGTATCACGATCTAACTCATCTGATTGTTGGCAACCTAGTATATCATACAGAGTTGTCAAACAGTGTTTTCCGAATCCGATGTGTTCTATCCATATGGATACCAAGACTTCAAATATATCTTCCATCATGCCACTATCGTAAAGTTCAAGGCCCCAAAATACAGCCTCTCTGCAATTATGTGTAATTATCGCCCATTTAAATGCAGATATGACTTCTTCATACTGATAGATATGGAGGGTAAGCGCTTCCTTTGGTATTTTCATTGTTGTTGCCCAGCCTATATACGGGAATTGGCTTCATTTTTACTAGTGGAATTAATCAGGATAATGAACATACCGGATGCACACGAAATTGTCCCGGGTATTTGGTTGGGTAACAGGAGGGCTGCTCTCAATGATAAATGGTTAGCGGAAAAGCAAATCACAGTAGTATTCAATGCAACAAAAGATCTGCCATTTTCACCGAACATTAAAAAACAGTATCGTATTCCGGTGAATGATAATTTAGAGGCAGAAGAAATTCGCAATATGACACTCTGGTCTCATGAGATATTGTATAATTTGCTAAAGGAACAAAATGCGGGTAATAAAATACTTGTTCATTGCGCTGCTGGTATGCAGCGTTCTGCAGCAATTATGGCCATGTATTTAATTGCAAAAAATGGTATGAGCTGGAACCAGGCTGTTCAATATATTCAAAATATAAGACCTATTGCATTTCGGCCAGGAATAAATTTTAAAGATAGTCTAATATCATTTAATAAATCATATCATGAGGAAATTCTGCCTAAACTTACTAGATTACATCTCTAAAAAATCTACCTTCTTTGGCAACTTAGTCGCATGATATAATAAATATAGACAATTTGTATAAATGCTGCCATAATTACAACCGATAATAATACGGGGTCCTTATTATTTACACTGTCGCTAATTTTTAGCGGTGGGCCTGATGCAAAATATAGATCGTCCATTATATATTTACTTAAGTGTCTGTATTTAGGCTATTTATAGGGGTTGTAACATTTCGGGGATATAATCATTTATATCCATGGATACCCTTGCGGGGGTGTGTGTAGGTACAGCCACAGGCGCAGCCACAGGCGCAGCCACAGGCGCAGCCACAGGCACAGGCACAGGTACAGCCACAGGCGCAGCCACAGGCGCAGCCACAGGCGCAGCCACAGGTACAGGTATAGGCGAAGCCAAAGCCACAACTACAGGCGTAGCCACAGGCGCAGCCACTGGTGAAGGCATAGGTAGAGGCGCAGCCACAGTTACAGGTATAGGCGAAGCCAAAGCCACAGGTACACGCGCAGGTACAGGCAAAGCCGCTTGAATTGGTTGCGGGGGCACTATATAATCGATAGCCCACTCCCTATTCTTTACTTCTCTGAAATAAGGATACCCCTTGGGATTTCTTTGCATTAAAAATATGAACCGGTCTATGGAATGACTAAAGTCTAAGACGGCGGCAGGGACTACAGCAAAGATTTGTACCTCTGCCAACTCCTGAAATAATAAATCTGAACGGTTTGTCATAGGAAACTTGCTTAAACTTATTACATTCCATCCATTGTCACCAGCCCTTTGAAACTGTGTAACCAGCTGGAGTGAATCAGCCATTACATAAATGGACAAGTTCGCCTTTTTTATTCTTTTCTGATAATCTCTTACTACATTTACATAGTATCCTAGATCTACATTACCTGATTCATTGGCAGTTATGTGAAGCGCAATATCAAAGGCTGAACGTATAGATGCCCTTTGTATAACCTGTAGGATAGATGTATTAAATGCCGGCATATATTGAAAGATACTAGACGCGTGTTGCTGAACCTCAGAGAATTTCATTGTCTTACTAGTATTTATAAGCGATGCTAGGCTAATCTGGGTTGTATTTTCCGGTACCTCTTTTATCATTTTTATCCCGGGGTTATACCGAAGAGCATCATTTATTAGTCCATTCGGATCATAAATAGTGCAATTCTCATTTTGTTTACGACTATAAATAAAGGCCCCTAGTAATTCTAAGAATGTACTTGCAATATTATTGCTTTGTGTTATATCATAATAAAATGGCACAGTGATCGTCCGCTTGGCGTATGTTTTAGCGCCACGAATCCAAGAAGACATTGAATAGTTCTAAGAGGTTTGCCGGGTTATAATTTTGTTTTATAGCGCACCTGGATTAATATATGTATTATTTTGACTAAAGTTAACAGTATTGATTGTATGAAGTGCTATGGCATTTAGTGCACTAAGATGATTAATATGTACCTGTTGACCAGGTGTAAACTGAATATAGTTTAAAATAGGCTGTATCAATTGCCTCCCTGGAATGGTTATAGGGTATTTGCGCCGAAAGGTAAAAAATGTCTGATATAGCCCTTGTACATTTCCAACAGGGTAATCGGCATCATGTATGACGCTACGGGGTCTCACAGCATCAACACTTGCCATGCATAATGGTATATCACCAGTACCTACAAATATTACAATAAGTGGGTACTGCTCTACATACAAATTCCGAATTGTCTGATTATTTGCAAGATTGTGAATCTCAGGACTGCTCCACTTTGTATCCCAATTATGAATGGGGTTGCCTACACGAACAACGACCACTTGTGCCATATAGTTAATTATGTGCGTCTGCGTTTATGCTGTCTGCGCGTCTTGTGCGTCTTGTGCGTCTTACGCTTATTACGCCTACTGCGGCGAGTTCTCATACGCCCACCTGTTAGAGCGATACCTGGAGGTACATTTCCACCAGTAGGAGTTATCATTCTATTATAGGATTAAATTAAATAATAAATAGGTCTAAAGCAACCCCTCTCTTTTTAATAAGATGAGCCAAATTAGCCTCCCTGTAAGCCTTGGTGAAGCGATTGATAAACTTACGATTCTTCACATCAAACTCACAAAGATTTCAGATACCAGGCGCAACGATGTACAGAAAGAATTTGATGTATTGCTTGAAAACTTGAAAACACATGTTGAAAAGCACAAGTATTACTATAAGATTCTATACCAGATTAATCTGGGTCTCTGGGAACTCCAGGATAAATTTCACCACAAGGAGACTTCAAAAGAGGAAGGTGCTAATATTTGTCGCACTATTCTTATTGAAAATGACCGCCGCTATCGTGTAAAGGCAAAGATTAATACGGCGGCCAATTCTGCACTAAGGGAGCAGAAGGGCTATGATCTGAAGAAAGTAATTATATACAGCCACCTCGGTCTTGGCGATATGTATTGGATGAATGGAGCTGTTCGGTATTTAGCTACTGACTACGATGAAGTATTGGTTGTATGTAAGCAGCGCTATGAGAAAAATGCAAAGGCTATGTATGCAGATGACCCGACAATCAAACTGTATTTAATTGAGGATGATATAGATCTTCATCCATGGCACTTCAAAAAGCACTCCTTTTCTAGTCAGGGCTATACCGTGCTCGGGTGCGGCGGATTTTCTGATAGGGATCCCCCCGTCCTGTATAACCTTCCAAAATCATTTTATGATGATATTGGCATACCATACGAGGTACGGAATATCTACTTCCATGTACCCAGAACAGATGAGGCCGTTGCCCTTTCTAGACTCTATGACTGCCCCTATATTGTGGTACACGAGCAGTCGTCTGTTAAGAGGCTTCCTATCGTAGATCTTCTTAGAAAGCGTGGAGAAACGAGGCTTATTTTAGACTTGAATAAAAATTCATATTCTAAGGATACGCATCCTAAGGAATGGGAACTTGCTGAGCAAGTCGTAAATAAGCCAGTTTTAGATTATACCTTTTTACTGGAGAGGGCAGATGAACTACATATGATTGAGTCATCCATTTATTGCTTGGCATCGCATTTGGATCTAACACGTGTAAAGGAACGGGTTTGCTATGATCCATGGGGTGGGAATTCAGAGCGCCTTGGTGTATTCGTTACTGGGCCTAATCTGGAGGGTGTCTAAATCATTTATATCGTGGTTTGCGGAGGCGGTGCTGTCTCTGGTGTCTGCTTAGTCGTCTCCTTAGCCGCTGCTGCTGCAGCCTGCTCCTTCTTTAGCGCCTCAGCCTTCTTTGCAGACGGGCTAAATGGATAGACGGTGACCCAAGTATTTGTGTATTGAGGTACCGAAAGCTTGAGACGCTCATTGATTTTTGCCAGCAACTCATTGATGTAGATTCTGAGCGCATCAATCTCTTCTGTAATAGCCTTCTTACCCTGAACCGTCGTCTCTGCCATGATACGACGCAGCAGGTCTGTTCCACCTTGTACGAGCACCTCAAACGCGCGCCGCTGCGCCCGTTCCTTCTCACGCTTCTTCTCACGCTTCTGGATCTCAATCTTCAGGTCATCTGCCGATACATTACCCAGCAAGTAGCTAATACGCATATCTTCATTGTCAGCCTGATTAAATACGTTATGGAATCGGGCAATTTCAACTGCCTGCACGTGTTGCACAATACGGTGAAAGTTGAGCAGATTGGTTATATCGGTAGGATTCATCGCCCGAATAGTGTTACGCAGCTCATGATAGTTGGGGACACCACCACAGGCCACATCACCTCCTACACGCGGGGCAACCCCACCATTTACTCTGCGCTGCCACTCATAGAAGTGCGGATTATGAACCACCCCAGTCTCCTTTTGGCCAGTACGCCAAGAGAAGGCCGTATGACACTGAGAACACCACATCTGATCGCAACCATCAATCTTGCAAATCACAACACCGCAACCAGGACAGGGTCGGCTGTCTTTGGCTAGTAATTTAGCCGTGGCGACATTTTCGGGCTTGCACTCGTGAGCTATATCACGGGTGTCACCCTTAATTTCATGGCATTCGGGACACGCCCACTTGGAACATAGGCCGCACTTCCAGGCGGTGCTGAGAAACCCACGGCAGTCTCCGTCAGGGCACTTGCGTACGAAATTCACTTCTGCCTTTGGCTTCTTAGTTTGACCAGTCCGAAGAAGACGGATCTGATGAAGGGTATCACTGCGGAGAATATAAATGGCATTAATTTTCTTCGCCACAGCACTTGACTCCTCGTACAGCTCCTTTAGTTGAGCATCAAGTGGGGGCATCATTTCCGCATGCAGTTTATCAGCCTCTTTGATTTGCTCTGCCCTATACTGTGTTGCTGGCATAAGTGCAATCTCTCTATCGAGAAGGATATTCTCACGATGCTTCTTATATTCGTTCATGCGATATGTGGCAGTCAAGTTATCATCAATAAACTCGCGCTCCCACGCCTTATTGCAGTGCATACAATGGGGGTCATTAGTTGTCGTAACCAAGAATGTCTGAACGCATTTGCGACAGGAACTCACTTGGCATAGATTGCACTTCACCTCCGTATTTGCCATGCGGTTATATACCTCATCGCAAATATTGCACTTTGGTCGTGTATCTTCCGCCGCTGCTGCAGCAGCAGGCGCTAAGGCGACAATCGTATTAGCGGGTACTTCCTGGACTGTCGCTGCAGTGGCCTTCTTCTTATATACGCGCTTTTTGGGGGCGACCGCTGACATTTGTGTAGAAAAACCACACGCCAAAACGCATTCAACTTTTAGACCCAGTAGCACCCCCCTTCTATTGTGGCAGCCGCGCCAGGTATTTCTTCCTTTGAAGGCCATACCCATGCGTCATTCCAAAATGTGGATATAATGGGGTGATTTGCCCAGCGCCGACCTTTTATTCCAAAAAGCACCTGAATTGCTCCGCCCATAACTATTGTTATGATACCCCGTTGTTTTAGCATTTTAGCAATTGGCATACCTAGTCCTCCACATCCTATCAAGGCGAATCTGGCGCCAGATTTAATTACTTCTCCAACTACATATTCGGCAGCTTGCGACCAGCTATGTATATATGAAGGCCATTCTACATGATGTGAACCCTTTGCGATAGATCTTGGATAGCCAGTTTGTATCCAGTGCCAATCTACATTTTCAGGTAAAACACCTCTAGATTCCCATATTGCTTTTGACCCTTTTTGTACTTGCTCTTTTGCGGTCTTAGTAAAACTAGTGACCACTGCTACCGAATGACCCTCTAGAAGTCTGGTCCACTGCTCTTGGGGCTCTACATAATACGGTTCAATCGCCCTGAGAGATATCCGCGCAGCTCTTACTTGCCACCTTTCTAAGGCTGCTTCTTCAGCATCTTTGAGTGGCTCATACCAACCTGTGGCTAGAACATCTGCAGATTTAGTTGCCTCTATAGACTGTCGCTGCCATTCATAAAAGTGGCTATGTACTGAAATTGGAAAAATACCTGCATTACTCTCTAGAACTTGTAGCCTATAAGGATTGATCGCAATCATCTGCTCCAGCTCTATGGTACCATTTCTTCCGATGAGAGCACCACCATCTGAGTTAAGTGCAGCTTGTATAACTGCTTGTATAGACATTAATTATATTTGTCTAATACATTTTAGACGGCTAAATAGATGGCGAAACGAACAGAAGAAATACAACAGATTTCTGAAATGATAGAAAATATACAAATAGAACCCTACAAAAAGCGGGTGTTGCAGGATAGATATCTAAGTCTTCTAGATAATTTCCAGATTCGCGCTAACCGCCTTTCATGTATGTTTTATACTTCACAAGTTATTATGACAGTTGGTAGTATATTAGTACCAGCATTTCTTTCTATTCAAAACAGCAACTATCAGATACAAATTTACTGGGTTACATGGATAATATCGATTCTTGTTACACTTTGTAATGGTTTAATGACACTTTTTAAGCTTGATAAAAAATATTATTTTATCTATACGAGTTTTGAGCTGCTAAAGTCAGAAGGATGGCAATATATGGGTCTATCTGGAAGATACTGTCCTAAAGATGCTCCAACAGTCCCGACACATGAAAATCAATTTCTGGCATTTTTTCATATGACCGAAAAAATAAAGATGCGGCAGGTGGAAGAAGAATATTGGAAATTTGCTGATACATCAGGTGTAACTAATACGGCGGGTCATAATTCCATGGCCCCCACCCAAACACCAGATATTAAACAGGGCGTATTAGCAGCCTTTCCGACAGAAAAACGTAAAGTATTGGAAGGCTGGTTAGACGATTTAGAAACTTCTGCACAGCCAATTGTATTAGAGCCTAGAGTAGATGGGAAGAACCCTCCCACAGTTTCAAAAACTTCCAACGAGTCCAATTTGCCAGTGTGACACGAACTGTAGTAGGCCACCGCTACCCAATAGGCCTTGGTGTTCCTATCATGCGTGCAACTACAAAGGTCGTAATACACGGCGATGCAGGTGTAGGATGAGTCCCACTAGCGGATTTGAGCCAGTCTTGGATATGGATAAATGGAATAATAATGAGTCATTGAAAGATAGTCATAACTGTTTTGCATACGCAATTGACACAATTGATCCTAAAATGGTAAAGGACTGTAAGGAGGACCCAGAGTGTAATGTAGGGTTTCCTCAACCTGGATATGAGGCGGGATATAAGCGGTTTGCTGACCAGAAAGAAAAGGGGTGCGGTGACATGGTATCGCGCCTATGGGGAGATAACCCTATGGTAGAAGCGACGCATTTTGAATATAGGTGTCCAAATGGTACAAGCAAGATTGCCTTAATAGTTGATCCGAAGCGCGACTACCACTTTTTGAGACAAGATAGAGATGGATATTGGTCTCATAAACCTGGTTCATTAGCGGTAAAGCGGGTAGATGCCTCTGACCGGCCAATTATACGTCCTGACAGAGCCTTGTATTTATACAAAAATAAGGAGGATCCGCTTATGTATACGGACTTTTGTGGCTATTTCTGTGTTCCCAGAGGTAAGTCTCTACATATGGCTAAAATTGCCAGGGGTGGCGCTATTAGGAGGAGACATCTTTCCGAACAGCCTTCTTCTGCTGGATCCACTCGTAGCCGTTCACTGGTGCAGCGCTACTATCAGACGCGGCGTCAGAAACGGGCGCAAAAGGTCTAAAGGCGATAAGTGGGTGCTTTCCATTTGTTAGGGCATTCAATGCTTCTGCGGCGTCAATTCTATATGCTGGGTGACCGCGACAGAGATTCACCAGAATTGTCTTTATCAAAGGTCCCTTTGTCATCCATTGGTCTGAATTTCTAAAAGCTGCAAACTGCAATTGAACCTCTAAAATATTCAATAACATGGCGCCAATCCCCCAGGCATCAAATCCCGGCCAATATGTCTTCCAACAATCTAACCAGTTATGTTGTTGAAAGCTGTATGAGCTTTTTGTCCATATGTTTAATTCTCTTACCCACTTTTCAGGTGAAATGCCGCAGATATCCTGTAATAATTGTACGGCAGGCTTCTTTTCTTGTAGTCCCTTCATTGCCTTATATAAATCCCCACTTTGGTGTGATATTAGCATGAGTGTAACTTCTGGAGTTTCTGTATCATATTCATAGTCTATCTCTCTCCACCGAAGATTTAGTGTCTCAAGGGTCATTTGTTCTGGCCGAAAGGAAAACCCAAAATCAATAAATCGTGTTTGGGCCTTATTATTAACTAGGACATTGAGACTGCTAATATCAAAATGGCATACATTATTCAGCAGTAAAAATGTGCCTGCCGCTAATATATCTTCCATGAACTTGAAAAAGTTGAAATTTGATGGATCTAGAGGAATACGATTTAGAGATACCCCGCCCCAAGGCATGATAATCTGAACTGTTTTATTCAAGTGTAAATCATCTGAAAACTTGCACTTATCTATATCTTTATCAACCTGTTTGGACTTCGCCCTAGGAATACAGGAGTCAGATTCCGCTGGAATTACATAGTTTTCATATCCGTCAATTGTACGGAGGTATTTCCCGATTTTAAGTTCATTTTTGGCGTCCTCGTAACTGGTTATCTTACCTACCTTGTTTGGATCTGTTGGATTTTTAGAACCACGGCACAAAAGCGCTGGTTGAAAAACACAGCCGTATGTACCCTGACCTCTTAAGAACCCCCCCTTCATTCTACTCTTCTGCGAGAGTATCTTCCATTTGAAAAACCCCGTACCGAATAGGAGATGAGTTGGGATATACTCTTGTATGTGTGTATAGTCGTCTTAATCATCACATTAGTCGCAGATATTACTAAACCCCTTTCATATTTACCGTCTTTAGAGGGATTTGTAGTGAATGCAACTGATAACCCGTTTTTAGCTGGATACTTTCCTCGTCGGGGAGATGTTTCCTTTGATACAGAGGAAGCCGGGTATGTACAAGATAAACGGAATGTTCGGGGGTATGTAGACGTTCAGGGGTTAGGTGTAAAACACGATTTTTGTAGAATGGTAATACCCAAAGGCTCCAAAGAAGATGCAAAATTTTTTGCATGCGCTTTAGCCGGTACAGAAAATCTGTCATCTATATCCTATAGAACCGCTTATATTAAGGATGGATTCAGAACAAGCCGCGATGACTACATGCGTGATACTACCGGTGATGGAAAGGCTGATTATTGCGCAATTGTAAAAATGTCAGCCAGTTCTTGGGAAGCCCGTTGTTACCGGGCCTTGAATACCGAATTTGACACGGTTATGAAATTTGATCCGGATCCTCCAAAGGATATGGCTGACATCTTGGAATTTTATCAGGGTATTATGTTCTGGTTTCGGTTCATAGATGATATGAAAGATTATGCTGAAAATTTAACCATGTTTAGCGCCGGTAATATCAGTATTGAAGAAGCAGAAGTAAAGCCGCTGCCGTCTCAGCTCTTGGATGGCAGCGAAAACCGACTAACTAATTTGGATGAACGTGTTCAAATAACACGGGGTGTGCATTTCAATGGCGTGGACCAGTTTATGCGTCTTGGTGATTCTACCGATATGAGTTTTGGAAAAAAGATAACTCTTACAACTATGCGGGCTATGTCCATGTGGGTATATTGCGATGAGTTCCGTAATAATATGCACTTCTTAGATTTTGGTTCTGGTCCTGGTATGGACAATGTATTCATTGGCATTTTAGGGCGCGGAGATGGTACCATAGAGAAGGGTTCGTCTATACGAAAAAGTGCATGTGAAAGTATTGATTTGAATAAGGTGGTTCCTGATTTTCCCTCGGGGGCACAATTTGTGCCGACCATGAGGCCAATAGAACTTATGTTGTCAACATCTGCTAATGTAAATCAGATGCCATATCAGGCACCTGTTTTACCTAGAAATCTCAAACCCATTCCGCCCCCACAGTCAGAAGCAAAAACAGCGGGTGGTGAAACGGCTACGCTCTTATATGAAGTCTGGAATGGGAAATTGCGAATGCAACACATGAAAGTACAGGGTGGTATCAAGTTGAAAGAATGGACTCATATATGTATAACAACCGCGTCGGGTGATGGTGTAAGGCCAGCCTTACAAATCTGGATAAATGGCGAATTGATGGCGGAGGATCCAGAAGGCCATTTACCACAGTCATCCTTAACTAGCAATAATTATCTAGGGAAATCCAATTGGTTAGATGCATCTTCTCAATATGAAAATAAGGCCGAGCTATTCAGTGGGAGTTTATTTGATATTCGTGGATATAGTCAGTCTATAGGCGAGGATAAACTCAAAAAGATTGTTCGCTGGGGTAAGCTTCGGTTAGGTATGAAACCCTAGTTAATAAATACTAGTGCCAAGTATCATATTTGGGTACGTGGCTCAGTGCAGCAAACCCTTAGGAAGTGCTTAAATAAAGTCTATAATAAAATATAGATAATTATTATGTTAGTTGCTATAGGGTTTTTCGGAATAACCCGAAGTTTAAAGCACACTATTAAATCAATACGTGAAAAAGTATTTGATATGTTTAAAGAAAAAAATATAGAATATCACATATTTATACATACCTTTCATTTAACAAATTATAAAAATATAAGGACGGGAGAAATTGTAAATGATAGTGATATAGATAACGAGGAATACAAGTTATTAAATGCGCAGTATATAGAAATAGATAATCAAGAGGAAATAAAACAAAAGATAAATATGTCATTATATAGGACTCACAAAGATCCATGGAATACACAATATAATTCTGTAGATAATTTCATATTAGCCCAATATTCCAAGTTAAAACTCACAAAAATGATAGAGGAGACAAAGAATAATTATAAATACATATTATTTATGCGACCAGACTGTCTTTATTTAGATGAATTTAAAATAGAATGGTTTGATTTAATTGATGACCATTCTATAGTTATACCAAATTTCCATTTAGATAATATTACGAAGTTTAATGACAGATTTTCTATAACAAATTCAAATACATATAAAATATATGGTGAAGTTTTTACACAGTTGTTAGAACTTAGTAAAAAACAGCCCCTGCATTCTGAAAAGATAATTGGAAAAATAATAATTAATAATAAAATAAGTATGAGGCGTGTTAAATTTAATTTTCAAAGAGTTCGCTTTGGGGGACAAATACATGAAGGTGATAAGTTTTAATATATGACACACTACCGTGGAGTACTTAACTTCGGTACTTGATGGTATCAGGTAAAAATATATAAAATATCTTAGCAAAAATATAGCCAATAAAAAACTCGGTTATACTCGCATATGACTGTGAAATAGACTTATGTTTAAATATTTCATATCCCAAGAAAAGAATCAATACTATATTATATTTTGCAGCAATCATACCAAATATAAAATGCCAAAATGAATTCCACCCATCAGAAAAAAGCGGCCTCATTATCTATTTATACTATTTATATTCTGTAGTCCTCTGCCATGATCCTTCTGCGCTTGCATTCCGCTGCCACCATGCCTTAGCCTCCTTAGACATTACTGTCCATTTATCCTCTGTAATCTCCGCAATTTTTGTGAGGGCATCTTCGGGGCTTGAAACACATATCACATTTATACCATCTATCAGAGGCTCTATATACCCCGTAATATCAACACCGGGTGTTACGATTGGTACAGTACCCATGGCTAGAAGTTCAATCTCACGATTGCACTTTGGACCATAGCCCCTCAGACAAAGACCGTATTTAGCATTTTGTAGGGCGATTAGATACTCTTCAGGTCCCAGTGCATATGGCTCTTTGGCTCCAACTGGCATGGAGAATTTGTCGCAGATCTGCTTCCAGCCAGATATATCTTGGCGAAACTTTCCCTGTGTATCATTCTCAATACGCCCATAAAATACTATGCGCTCGGTTCTCTCATTATAGGCTCTCTCTACCTGAGCCTGTTTCTCCACAAGGTTGGGCCTTCTTGGCCAGAAAATCCATGGTTTGGCATTGGGCTTTTCAGACGCGTCGGGATTTCCAGCCAAACACACCTTGTATTTCTGCTCAGACTCACTGGACTTTTCTAGCCAATTCCACGTAGGTCGGTCATATAGTAAGGTCTTACCAATATCGCCTAGCCAACACTGGGTTATAATAGGGTCTTCCACTTGCTCAACATAACCGCGCTCAGCCCACATATCTACAATCTCACGGAACGAGTCGCCCTTATGTCCAAAAAATCCGAACTTCATCGTCTTGGGTGGTATGAACACGCGGGGCAGGGTGGCCGCTGCTTGCTGTTGCTGAGGCTGAAACCACTTTTCCACTTCTTTCATGATAATTTTCTTGAATCCCTCAGGTGTGGCCCTGGGGTACTGTAGTAGAGTCCAGTCCAGGCCAGCTACCGCACATAAATGCACAAGTGAATCAGAAGGCTCCCGTTCTTCCTGTAGCTCTAGGATAGCGCAGTCAAAGGGTGCCAGCCATAACCATGCCCATGTGGGTATTTTGACATGTTTTACAGAAGTACTTAGAATCACACGCGATGCCCCTGAAAGTGCCTCGGCCCATTTACTCGCATGGGCGTTCGCATACATAACCTTCACCTCATATTCTTTCGCTTCTACATATTTCTCTAAGATCTCTAACAAATCATCTTTGATATGTGCAGTATCTGCAACCACTACTAGAATCGGCTTTGGTTCCACGATACGTGTATTGGTCCATCCACCAAATACATTGGAGCGGAGTGCCTCAATATCACGAGGCATAATCCGCACACCGTGGGCTGTGCGTCCAACAATTTTTTGTGAAAATGCCTGGGTATCCTTACTAAAATGAAGTAAGTGACCCCTCTTCTCATTCCAATTGAATAGACGGAATGCGGGTAGCAAATCACTAGTTCTTCTACACCAGAATGAAGCCTCAGGGTTCTCTTGATGCTGCTTAATAACGCGTGATAGATAGTACAACGTATAGAGGGCAGGATTTTCTAACCAATCTTCCTCTAATGGAAAGCACATCATTGTATTGGTCATCTGTGCTGGCATCAAATGGCTTACTTGATTCTCAGACCAAAGTGTCTTTTGTACTTCCGTTTTTCCAACACACAGATCACTATATGTATAGGCTAAGCCGTTACAACTTACAAAACCACCGCCCTCTATGTCAATCTCGTTATCTTGAAATGCAGGTGTAACATATGTATTAGGGCCTGCGACTGTCCATGTAAAATCTGATAGGCGGTTTATCTGAGAACAGAAAATCCCTAGAGTCTTGGGGGTGGTAGCCTTTAGAGGCCTGTCAATAGATTTATGAACAATAACCTTTGATGTCCAACTAGACCAATCAAGCAGCGGATTCAACTCATGTATGCCTGTGGGATCTACGTGCATATATATTGGGCGATCCACAATATCTAGTGGATCATAGGTACGAATCTGGCTTTTATGAACATGCAGGGTTCTCAGCGATAGTGCAGGGTTCACAATACGGAATTTATTTCTTAAGAACTCTACTAAGACTGCATTGTCGCAGCCAGGCGTACCGAACGGAATCTTAAACTTGTCAAGATCCCATGAGCGATTTAGCACACTGTCACTATGGAGCACCCACGTATCTTGAGAGTCATCGCGAGGCCCATATAGTTCTGGCTCCCCATTACTATTAGCGCTTGTACCCTCCTCCTCCCATCGTAGCAGCGCCAGACATACATCGTGTATATCAGAAGACCAAAGATTAGACCAGCTATTATCTAAATAAATATCGGAGTTAGCAAATGCCACTAGCTTACTATTACCTACTCTATCTTGGATTAGTTGAATACAATCGGCATATGTAATACGCTGCTTCTTTTCTATGAATACCAGCTTAGGATGCTTTGGTAACTTCATATTTTTAGATTCTACAAACAGATAAATTTGGTCTATCAGAGGATTCTGTAAATTCTTTGCGAGACACTTGTCAATCTCTCTTGCCCTGACAGCTTGTAGAGGTTTATAGTATTGTTGGATTAAGACAAGTGGCTCTGGAGGCTCACATATTTCAGTGACCTTTAGGGGTAGAGGATCTAAAAGGACCTTAGAAAGCCGGCTATTTTCAGATTTAACACCCACTAGCCGCTGGTATCGAAAAATTAGGGATGCACAGAGAAGCGCATCTTCTACACTGCCATCCCAAGCGGGTCCTATGAAGGGGTACATCTCAGAAAATTCTTCTAGACACAGAACATTTCCTAGGCCAAATCCATGAAATTTCTCTTCACCAATGGAGTTCACTAGATTCCGCGATACAAGAATAAATCGCGTATTCTTGGCAGCGGGTGTCTGAAGCCACTTCATAGCCGCTGGTGTCTCATTTATTAAAACCACCATTTGCGGTTTCCAAGTCAAGAGATTGGAATCTAGACTATCTACAGCGATATCCCATCTGGCCCATCTAGCCGTGTCAGTTGTAGGGGGCTCTTTCATCCATACAAGTGTTTTTCTGTTTTTCCAAATGGATGACTCAGATTTCATAAGCCGAATTGTAGCCCCTGTTTTAGGGTGTGTAGACAACATCTAGTCTTATATATAGAGAGCAGTTTAGACCATTTTCAGAAGGGCGTAAATAGTTTGTCTTATATCTTGGCAGATGGCCTGGTGCATTCTGATAAATACTACACCCAAATATATGCCTCTTGCAGAAGTGCAGGTAGCATGTATTCGTAGATACGCCCCTAATCTAGATGAGGTACCCATATTTTTAGCGACTGAAGTTGGATTACAAGATTATTATGTACATGCCATTTTGGAAAGTAAAAATACTCATTATATTTCTTTAGAAAAAGAGGAGGCGGGATTTATAGAAAGCCGCATAGCAGCAACTGCATATTTGCCAGAAGAATATGACTTTGTCTTACCACTCCAAGAAGATTTCTGGCTAGATAGAGCACCCGATTATTCTCTGTTAAATGAAGCGCTTGAGATTATCAAGGCGGATGAAAAAGTGCAGAGTATTCGGCTGATGCCATCTCCTGGTCCGAATAGGACAGATAAAATATACAAGGGTTTATGGAGAATAATAAGTGATATGGATCAATATAAATTTACATTCCAGGCCTGTTTATGGCGGCGAAATCAGTATCAGGGGTTCTTGGAGGCAGTATTGAAATCGGCCAGTAAGGATTTCAAAGAATCTGGCCTGCCTGAGAAGGACTGGGCTAAATTCTGTGTAAGGATAAATGTCGCTGAAAACCTAAAAGGTCAAGCGACATTCAGTAAAGTATGCATGGATTCCAATAGAGTGCATCTTGCAATAGAGCGTAGGGGAACACAACCGAATGCAGTATTCTTGGCCCCTTGGCCTTATAGGCCCACTGCAGTTGTACAGGGAAAGTTAGAGCCCTGGGCCTTAGAGTTTGCTTCTAGAGAGGGTTTCAATTTAGATGGCTGGAATTAAAAGATTGAACCATATGTGGTCCAAAATCCACTGTATGTACCTGCTGGGCCAGGCCCAATGATATCAAATGTATTGGATGTTAATATATTTGCTTGTAAAGGTATAGTCTGGAGACCGGCTCCATTATACGTTAATTGTACAACATAGCCAGTATTTTTATAGGGTGTCTCTAAGGTGATTGTACTAAATGCATACGCAGCACCGAGGCCAGCATAGGGTGACCCTGCAACAGGACTGCCTAGTGCAGGACTTAATCCATATTGTATAAATGGCTGTTGATAACCAGCGACTTGTACGGAAGAAGTAAATAGAGTACTTGTACGAACCTCAAATGACAAACTGCTTACTTTATATGAAAGTGTTGATATAGTAGATGCGTTAGAGTTATTTATATAATTAAATAGACTTGTGCTGAGAGTAGCAACATTTGTTACGATTGTTGAAATAGTAGAAGTAGTTGCAATCTCTA